CACGACCGCCGGTCCGTCGTTCCTGATCGCCACCTTCTTCGTCCAGCAGGGCTTCATCACCCAGCTGCCGCTGGAGTCCTCGCACTGGAAGACGCTGTTCACGCAAGACGACTTCACCCAGAGCGGAGTGTTTTACCGCCGGGTCGCCGCGGCGGGCACGTACACGTTCAACCTGGGAATCGGCGGCTCGGGCGGCATTCCCTACGGCATCGTCATGCTGGCGCTCTCGAAGTCGCAGCCCGCCCGCTACCCCGCGGCTCTGGGCTTGATCGTCGACCCCGACACGCTGCAGCTGACCCGCCTGCAGGACCGCGCCAACGGGCTGCAGGGCATCGGAGTGTTCGACTCGCAGAAGCCCGCAGCTGAGTGGCTGAAGGACTTGGTCATGTGCGCGAACACCGCGCCGGTCTGGAGCGGGTTCAGGCTCAAGCTGATTCCCTGGAGCGAGGTGTCGGCCACGGGTCAAGGCGCCGTGTACACCTCGCCGACCGCCTCGGGTCCGATCGCCGACCTGGGTGAGAACGACTTTATCGGAGACGGTAAGAATCCGATCATCGAGGTCTCGAGGACGGCGCAGGTCGACGCCCCGAACGTTTGGCAGATCGAGCACGTGGACCGCCAGAACAACTACGACACCACGGTGACCTCGCAGGCCGACCAGGGTTCGATCGCGCTGTACGGAACGCGCAAGCAGTCGCCGATCACGCTGCACGAGGTCGCCAGCCCGCTCGTGGCGCGCATGCTGCTGGGAATCATTCAGCGGCGGCAGACGAACATCCGCAACACGTACAAGGGCAAGCTGAAGCAGAAGTGGTTTCAGCTCGAGCCCATGGACCTCGTGACGATCACCGAGCCGAAGCTCAAGATCGACCACCTGCCGGTCCGCGTCACCAAGGTCGTTGAGGACGAACACTACAACATCGACGCTGAGTTCGAGCCGTTCATCTACGGGGTGCACGCGCCGATACCCGTGGCAACGACGACGGCCGCGCCGTTCCAGTCTGGGTCCGACGCGAGTGCGGGCAACGTGAACGCGCCCGTCATCTTCGAGGCGGTGCCGCGGTTGACCGCCGGCGGCGACGCCGAGCTCTGGCTCGTGATCAGCTCGCCGTCAATCGTCTACGGCGGCGCGATCGTCTACATCTCGACCGACGGCGGTGCGCACTACAACCCGGTGCCGAACGGCGTCGCGCGCGGCAACGCAGCGGTGGGCGTGACCACCGCGGATTGGCCGGCGGCCACGGACCCGGACACGACGAACGACCTGCCGCTGGACCTAACCCAGTCGCTCGGCACGCTGAACTCTTACCAGACCAGCGACGAGGACAACTTCACCTACCCGTGCTGGATTGAGCACGGCAACCCGACGATACCGTACGGGCTGATGACCTACGCGGTCGCGCAGCTGATCGGGACGAACCTGTACACGCTCAAGGCCACGGGCGGCGGTCACAAGCTGCGACGCTGCGTCTTCGGGGCGCCCGCGCCGCTGAACGACGTGGACCACCCGTCAGGCTCGCGCTGGGCGTTCCTGGACCCGTCCGGCGTCGGCATCGTCAAGATCGTGATGGACCCGCGGTGGATCGGCGTGACCCTGCACTTCAAGATCTTGTCCTTCAACGTCTTCGGCGGCGGCATCCAGTCTCTGTCCGACCCGGGCCTGGTGGACTACACATTCACGCCGACGGGCTTGCCCGCCTCGAGCGTGGTGGGCAGCAACAACCAGTACGTCCAGACGCCGATCGTCGCCCTCTCGCAATTCAGCGCGACGCAGATCAACATGGCGCAGGTGACGGAGCAGTTCTCCGGAAACTCCGCCAACTACAACGCGCGCACGTTCACGATCACCGACCCGGGCAGCACCCCCACCGTGTACTACGTGACCATTCAAGATCCGGGGCAGCTGGGGGACACGGGGACGGGAACGACGCTGACCGCGTTCTGCGAAACCTCGAACGCGAAGGTCGGCCAACCAGGGTACGTGTACATCGGCTTCATCCAGGCGGCGCACGTTCCCGCGTCGGCCGTGCCCGCTCCAGGAGGGTGGCCACCGCCACAGACTTTCATCGTGAACTGAATATGCAACCACCGAGCATAATTCGACTAGTCTCAATCCCGCCGCCTCCGACGGTGCCGAACACCGCGTCGGCGATCGTCTCGTGGTCCTCCGACGGCTCGTTTCCTATCCAGTCGGTGGCGGGGTACATTCCCGCCGGCGGGTCGGCGCCGTACGACGTCATCATCAGTTTGTCGGGTCCGATGGACTTCGCGGCGACCACCTACCTCGTGCTGATGTTTGTTCGCACGGTAACCTTTGTTGCGGATCTGGTCGGCTCGCGCGGCAAGGTCCTGAACAACCCGACCTCGACGACGACCTACACGTTGCTTAAGAACGGGGTGTCCTTCGGGACAATCGCGATTAGCAGCTCGGGCGTTTTTACCTTCAGCACGTCGGGACTTCCTGTTACCTTTTCAGCAGGAGACTTCATGACGATTCAGACGCCGACGGCGAACCCGACGCTGACCGACTTTGAAGCTACCTTAGCGGGAGTCAGGTAATGTCGATCATCTGGGTTGACGATCCGAGCTTCTACAACTCGACGGAGCTGTTCACGCGCTGGGTCCAGTTCGGTGGCGCGATCTCGCTGCAGGCTACCACAGGGCGCTTCGGCAACCCGTGCTGGCGGTACACCGGCGGCGGCAGCGCGATCACTCACACGGTGGCGAACACCGTTACGGGAACGATTGCCTGCAGCTTCTTCTTCGAGTCGATCAGCAGCACGACCCCGCAGATGATCTTGGCCTTGGCGGACAGCGGCACTGTGCAGGTGTGCGTCGGCTTCGACAACGCCGGCCACTTGATCGTGTACCGCGGCAACAACTCTTCGGGCACGGTCCTCGCGACTTCCTCCAACGGGATCCTCGCCAACGTCTGGTACCGCATCGAGCTGAAGACCACCATCGACCCATCGGCGGGGGTCATCGAGCTGCGGGTTAATGGAACCAGCACGGGCTGGGTTCCGAACACGACTGGGTTGAACACGCGCAACACGGCGAACACGTTCTTCAACCAGGTGGCCTTGTTCCACTTCCAAAACATCGTCAACGCTCAGAACCCCGTGCGCGCCAACGACTACATCTTCACCGACAACAACTCGCCGAACGCCGGCTTCCTGGGGGACAAGCGCTGCTTCCTGCTGACGCCGAACAGCGACTCGTCGGTGACGTGGACTCCGACCTTCGCGGCGTTCATCGGCACGCACGCGTACGCGGTCGGCGAGCAGCTCAAGGACTCGAACAATAATATCCAGCGGTGCACGATCGCGGGAACCTCGGGAGGGTCGGCGCCGAGCTGGGCGACGACGGGCGGCGTGACTACGGTGTCGGGCGGCGCCACTTTCGTGGTGGTGGGCACGGGCTCGAACCCGGGCGCGCACAACTGGATGGCGGTGTCGGAGACGCCGTCGGACGGGGACAGCAGCTACAACGCGGATTCGACTCCGAATGACGTTGACCTGTTCGGCATCACTGCGCTGCCCGGGTCAGCCGCGAACATCGTTGCGGTCAACAACATCTTGTACGCGCGCAAAGATGACGCGGGCACGCGCACTGTGGACAGCGCGATCAAGTCGGTCGCGACCCAGGTGTTGAGCCCCGACTTCGGCTTGAGCACCAGCTTCCAGTACATTGACTTCGTGCAGGAGACTGACCCGAACACGAGCGCGGCTTGGACCGCTTCAGGTGTCAACGCTGCGCTCGTCGGTTATAAGGAAGTGGTGTAGTGGCACAGCGGATCAGCCAAGACGGAGCGCTGGTTCCCGCGGAGGGAACACCGGCACAGCGGGTCAGTCAAGATGCAGTCCTAGTCGCGGGTACGGGCACGCCCGTGGCGCGGGTCAGCCAAGATGCGGTTCTCGTTGCGGGAGACAACAACCCGAAGACGCGGATCAGCCAAGTGGCGACGCTCGTAGTCGCCGACGCGCGAACAAGGAGGGCGCGGGTGTTTGTGGTAACGTAACAGCCTTAGGTGTTTCAAAACGGGGGACAGATGTGGAAAACACTTAGAGCTCAGTTTTCGATGCAGATGATCATGACGCTGATCGGCCTGGGTTTTATCTTGGTGGGAGACAAGTTTGGAGAGCTGTTCATCTCGAGTAAGTTGTTTTACCCGCATGGCATGTGCTACCGGTGGAACCCTGAGCTCATGGGCTTGCACGTGTCTTCGGACTTAGTGATCGCTGGTTCGTACTACGCGATTCCGTTCATGTTGGTTCGCTTGGCGAAGGAGCGTTCAGACTTGATGAAGGGTTGGGTCTACGCAGCGTTTTCCGCCTTCATCCTGTGGTGCGGCACCACTCACCTGATGAACGTGATCGTGATCTGGTACCCGCGCTACTGGATTGAAGGCATGGTCAAGATGACCACCGCCTTGATCTCGGTCTTTGCCGCGGTGGCGGTCGGCTGGTTCTTGAGACAGTTTGGCAACCACATGACCCACGAGCAAAGATGCTTGGAGCGCATCAGGTCGGGAGAGGAGATGCTGGTTCGGATCGACGAGTGGGAACGGTTGACGAGGCAAACTCTCGGTGAAAAGTGATCTCTGATTCTTTTTGGGCGGCGGTAATCACGGGTGGCGTCAGCTCGCTCATTTCAATCGGCGGCGGTCTGGTCTTGTGGGGGATGGGTCGACAGAAGATCACGGACCAGATCGCCGCGGTTGAAAAGTCTCACCAAGAGTTGAAGACAGTCGTCGAGGACGGGAATAAAGCTCTCGCAAGTAAGATCGAGAAGGAAACGGTTAAGAACGAGCTGAAGATAATTGAGTTTGACTCGAACAACCGCCGCACGCAGGAGAAGCTTGAGAAGGACGTGCAAGATAAGCTGCAGAGGGTCGAAGAGAAGATGAACGAGATGCGAGACATGTTGATCCAGATCGCCACTCGCATGGACATCAAGCCAATGTTTCGGAAAGAGGGGGGATGAACGATGCGCTGGGATGCGTTCACGTTGACTCGATTCGACGTTTACTTTATCGTCTTGCTCGTGGGCTTCGTCGTTTTGAAGATCTTCAAGCAGCTGCCCGACGTTGAAGGTTTTCGCAAGCTGATCTCTGCCGCTGACGACAAAGGTGGAAACATCTTGTTGCTCGCGGGGTTCAGCGCGTGGTTCTTTTCGGTGGCGGTGGGGATGTTCTACTACGCCTACAACATGATCGGTGAGAAAAAGATCGACGGCAAAGATGCAATCATGCTGATGGGCTTGAGCTTCGCCACGGGCACTGCTTTTGGGGGAGCCTTCAGCGCGATGCTCAAGACGATGACCGGCAACATGACGGTCGCGCCGCCGCACGCTTCGGGGACGGGGGTTCCTTCGAGCGCGAGCTCGACGGTGACGTCGACCGACGCGGGAGGAACGACGACCCGGACGATCACCAACGAGGCCACCGGCACGCCGGCGCCTCCGACTCCCGCGGCTCCGGAGATTCCGCCGGCGGCCGGCACCTGATAGAATTTTAGGCCCTTGCTTCAAAAAGACTAAACTAAGGAGAAGTAAAAATGAGAAGCTATTTTAGGATCGCCGCAGTCGCAGTTCTCGCCGTCACCAGCGCCGTCGCCGCCTTTGACGGCGGCTGCGCCGTTCAGCGCTCGAAAGCTCCGCAGATCTCCGCGGCGACGGCCGGCAAGCTGAACGTCGCCGCGCAGGTCGACCAAGCCAACAAGGACTACCAGACCTTCTACAAGGACGTCGGCGACGCGCAGCGCGCCGGTCAGCTGACCGCCGACCAGGTGGCGACGCTGAACGCGATCGGCAGCAAGGAGAAGAAGGTTCTCGAGGACGCCAACGACCTGCTGAAGACCTACGCCGCGAACGGGGATCAGTCCGTCGCGACGCAGATCAGCTCGCTGGTGGTCGAGGCAGCGAGCCTGTACACGCAAGCTTACACGGCACGAGCGACGATGCTCGCCGGCAAGTAAGTAAAAAGGAGAATGAACATGGGACCAGGAGTTGCTTTTCTGATAGTCGAGCTGGTCAAGCTCGGCTTGAACCGCGTCAACCAAGCGGGCAAGTTCAACACGCTGACGGAGGACGAGGCTAAGGCGGAGTTCCAGGCCATCGCGGCTGGGCTGCCCACCACCTTGCCGACTCCCGAGCAGCTCGAGGAAGACGCCAGCACCGGGACGGGACCCGTTGGGTAAGAGCCCCGACGAGCTCGCCAGCTACGTCCGCATCCTCTACGACCAGTTCATCAACAACTGTCTGGCGGCGGGCTGCCCCGTGATTATCGAGGACACGGGGCGGCTGCCGTCGGAGCAGGTGCTGAATATCCAGATGGGGCGCAGCTGGACCCGGAACTCGAAGCACCTGCCGCAGCCGCCGGAGATGAAGTCCGAGGCCTTCGACGCGGTGCCGCGGTCGGTGGTGAACCTGAAGCAGTGGGGCTGGACGGGGGACTACGAGCACTCGCACCCGGACTGGGCCAAGATGCGGGACATCGGCGAGCGGCTGGGGCTGCGCTGCGGCGGCCGCTGGCCGTACAACCCGCCGCACTCGAAGCCTGACCCCGGCCACTTCCAGTGGCAGCAGCCGCAGTCGGCATCTGACGAGGACGTGTCGACGGCGTAAAAAATTGTCCTGTCAAGCTCGACCTGATCTTGATAGGATAAAAACCTGCTAATCAGATAGAGCCAAAGGGCGGTTCTGGGAGCCATCTCAGACCGCCCTTTTACTTTGGGGTCAACTGTTAACTCTTACATAACAACCTAGTACTAGTACTATAGTAGACTCTCACTCAAACAAAAAAGTACTAGTACTCACTTTTTTGTGTACAACGTTTTAGATTTTTGGTAAACTGTATCTGTAAGTTGATGGTGCAAGGAGTGGTTCGGCGGTAAACTGGCAGAGTGGGATTAGCCCCACGGGGATGTTACGCCGGGTAAGAAAAGCCCTGGTTCTCCCCTAGCAGCCGCCGCCGATCAGCTCAAGGAACTCTTGAAGGGCAGAAGTTAAGAGCCCGGGAGTTCACGGAACGCGTAAGCTTCGGTAACGCGTTAGACCCGCAAAAACAGTCAACAGCAACCTAGTACTATTAGTACTAAGTTGCCACCTGCAGACAATTTTGCCGGCTCCCGGACGGGAGTCGGAATGATTGCCTTCGGCGATCTAGGAGAGAAAAATGTCAGTTCCGAATCACACGCAACAAGGTTACGTTCCCCCCGCAACTGTGGTAAGAGCCCAGGCGACCCGGTTGATCGAGAAGCAGCAAGAAATTCAACGCAACAATCCGCCGTCGTCTGCCGCTTGGCAGGCGGCGAGCTCTGAGATTAAGCGGCTCGTGAGAGAGTATCTGGGCCAAGAACCGAAGGACGCGTGGGGACGCTAAAAGTTCGGCACTTGACGGGTTAGTCGGTCACCGCCGTGTCATCCTCAAGGTCGAAACGAGAGCTTTTACTGCTCTCGTCCACGGGTACAACCCGTGCTGATGAGACTAGGAGAGAAAAATTGACGAAACCCAATCGCGGAAGTTGAAGTCAAGGAAGTGGTCAAAAGTTTAACTCCGGCAAACCGGGATGCGGCTGCGGCTGCCGCGGAAACTACCGGGTCAACCCGGAGCACATCGCTTTCGCGAACGAACGGCGCGGGTACGAGTACGAAGCCGAAGAGATCAACCTCGCGCAGGTTAAGCGAGTTCTGAACATCCTAAAGTCTCGGGAAGCTGAGGTCAAGGTTACGTTAACGGAAAAAGAAGTAATCTACTTCATCGAAGCCGAGCGATACTACTGGGTGTTTGTCAAGGTCGAAACGAGAGCGTAAGCTCTCGTCCACGGGTTACACCCGTGCTGATGAGACCCAGTTTGAGGAGAGAAAAATGAACGTCATCGACAAGAACAACCTGAAGATCATCTCCGCCGACATCGAAAAAGCTCTCGAGTCGGTGGCGAAGAAACACGGGGTCAGCTTGACCCGTGGCCGCGGAAAGTACAGCAACGCTTCGACCGGGTCGCTGGTGATCGAGATCGCGACGATCGGTGTGGACGGAACGGTCGAGAGCCGGGAACGCAGCGACTTCAAGCGGCTGCACGACTTGTACGGTCTGTCGCTCGACGCTCTCGACGCAGAGTTTACCGCGAACGGCTCGACATACCGCATCATCGGCTTGGACTTGGGACGGCGCAAGCGACCGATTCTCTGCGAGGCGAACGGGCACCAGTACCTGTTCCCGTCTGAGCAGGTCAAGCATCTTCTGAACCGCTAGGTCGAAACTCCCGCAAGGGAGTCTGCCCGTGATACGGGCACTGATGAGACCGAGGAGAGAACAGATGAACGACAACCGAATCAAAAAAGCCGTCGAGCAAGCGAGCACCGCGTTCTGGGCACAGATCGTGAAAAACTTTCCCGAGGCGGTGTACGGCGACCTGGACCCTGAGGTTACCGTGCGGCTGCGCCGCGAGCAGGAAGCCGCCGTCAAGCGTTGGGTGCAGCTCAACATCCCCGTGTACTACCACGAAGTGGCCGACAAGCTGGCGGCGAAGGGGTTTGACGCGGAACTCGAAGTCACGGGCGGCGGAATCACCTGCGTCATGGTCCGCATCGGCCGCTTCCAGTTCTGGTGGGGAACGGCGAACGAGAACTGGGGAGCAGATGTTTGGGTGGACGGCGACTTCTGGGACGGACACTCGCTCGAGATCGCCAACTGCGCGTCGGACAGCTCCGACTACTACAAGGTGGCTGAGCTGATCGCCCGGCACTCGCTGGTGTTCGAGAAGCAGCACCGGAAAGACCAGGTCGAAACGGGGTCTTAGCACCCCGTCTGCCCGTGACACGGGCACTGATGAGACCACAAGGAGAGAACAATGTTACAGCAGCAGCAATACCTCGCGTCATTCCAGAAGCAGTACCTCACCCGCTGCTCCAACTGCGGCGGAAAAACTTCCAAGAAGTACGCCAAGGAGCACGCCGGCCAGTGCAAGGTCTGCGTCACCGGGGAGTCCGGGGCGAACCTGTACAAGTGCCCGGACTGCGGCGAACGCCGGCTGACCCTGTACCAGAAGCGCAACGGGTACCACTGCGACACCTGCACCCGCAACGTCGAGCAGACGGGCGGGGTCTACGGTTGGTAAGGTCGAAACGGTCTTCGGACCGTCTGCCCGTGACACGGGCACTGATGAGACCCACACAAGGAGAGAAAACTTATGACTGGAGAATGCCCCGCCTGCCGAGCGGCTGGAAGCATCGGCATCGTCTGCGCACGTTGCAAGAAAGCGACGATCATGCCCGTCAACCACACGCTGTCGCACCAAGTCTGGGCGTCGCAGGACCTGAAGATCAACGGCGTCGGCTTCAGCACCCCCGTGCTGCTCGCCGCGTTTCTGATGCGGATCGACGCGGACACCTGGGCGGATGAAGTTTCCCGGCTGCACTCGGAGTTCAAGGTGGAGGTACGAACGCTGTGAAAAACTTGCCAAGAGGTTATCGAATCGCGCACGACGATGACGGCGGATGGTCACTAATTGATCGCAACAAGAATGCCATCGCGTTTCACATGTACCCTTCAAGTCGTCGCAAAGCAGCCGCTACCTTAGTTCAAGCTTGTAAAAAGTTAAAGCGACTTGCTTCTAGACACAAGAAGATAACTATGAAGCTGTGGAATGAATCACGATAAAAGGCCGAAACGCCCGCAAGGGCGTCCACGGGTATCGCCCGTGCTGACGAGGCCCGTCAAGAAATTTCTAAGGAGAGAACCATGCCAGACAACAAAAGTATCTCGGCCCTTCTTTCGAGCAGCAAGAGCGTGGAGGTCAACCGCGAGCAGCTGGGTAAGATCAAGTGCCCGAAGCCGACGGAGTCGCACAAGCCCGTGCCGCACCTCGAGCTGGTCGAGACTTTGGAGGACCGGCTGAAGACGGTCATGGGCGCGAAGATCATCAAGGAGCAGTTCGCCGTCCGCCGCGAAGGTTCGACGCTGTTCGGCGTGATCACGCTGAAGTACCAAGACACAGAGGACGGTGCAGCGGCCATCGGGCTGCGCACCTCGAACGACCGCTCGATGAGCCTGCAGTTCGTCGCCGGTCTCAACGTCTTCGTCTGCGACAACATGTGCTTGCGCGGCGACATGATCATGCTCAAGCGCATGCACACTCGGAAGCTCAACCTCGTCGAGGAGATCGACCTCGGGCTGAGCCGCTTCAAGGACCACTACAAGCTGCTGACCGACGAGGTCGCCAAGCTGCACAAGATCAAGCTGACGACCCCGGAGGCAAAGTCGATGATCCACGACGCCTTTGTCGACCAGCAGATCATGCCCCTGCGCTATCTCGCGGAGGTCAGCCGGGAATACTTCAAGCCGCGTCACGCGGAGTTCGCTCCGCGAACCGCGTGGAGCCTCCACAACGCGTTCACCGAGGTCGCCAAGCAGATGCCCATGACCCCGCGCATGCACGCCACCACCGAGCTCGGCCGGTTCCTAGGCATGAGCCAAGAGAAGGAGGCCGCATAGGTCGAAACGCCCGCAAGGGCGTCCACCCGTCAAGCGGGTGCTGATGAGACTAAAGGAGAGCGGAGATGAAACTTTCAAAAGTTGTTTTGTACTTTACCAACAAGCAGCAGAACATCGTCATCAACCACGTGAATCAAATTATTCCGTTGGAGGCGACGATCCTGGTTCGAACTCCGGAAACGGACTACAACGTCGAGCGCCGTAACCTGCTGTACTACACCGAGACTTGGGTCGACGAGCTGTCAACCAACGACCGAAAAGTATTGCGCCACGCCGGAGAGTAAAGGTCGAAACCCCGCAAGGGGTCCACGGGTAACACCCGTGCTGATGAGACCAAAAGGAGAGCAGAGATGAATAACCAAGAACGAACCGCGAGTATCGTTTCCCAGGCGATCGGCGACGAGCAGGCCACGGGTCGCCAGACGGGAGTGATCCTGCAAGGTTCAAATTCCATCGTCTACCTTGAAGTTACCGGCAAGGGTTTGGCCCGCCCGTTTCGAATCCGCTACGGGCTGAGCGGCATCCTTCCCGCCTACGTCGTCTTTGAAGTTTTTGACGAGCAGTTTTCCGAGTTTCGCCCGACGCTGGTTCACTGGACGAAAGCTCTGCACTACCTTCGCGAAACGAACGCCCGCCACAGCGTTAAGCGCGTCTTGTGGGGAGACGACTTTCGGAACGGGTACACCTGTGCCAAGTGGGACAGGCTGACCTACGACGACCGCTTTCGAATCACCAACATCTACGGGGATCCGTTCATCGAGGAGCTGCCAGTTCAGGTCGAAACGGAGGCGTGAGCCTTCGTCCACGGGTAACACCCGTGCTGATGAGACCTAAGTTAAAGGAGAGAACTTATGCCGAAAACAAGCAGCCCGTTCGAAGAGGCGGTGGAGCGGTCGGAGATCATCGCCGACGCGCTCGTCCTTCGCCTCAACGCGTACCACCGCTGTGACTTTCTGGTCACGGCGATCCAGCTGCAGTCCCTACAGACCGGCGTCTTGATGATGCTGACCTCAGGGGTGAAGCTGAGCACTCCCGAGGTTGAGATCCTCGCCACCGACGAGGGGCGAGCCTTCCGGCTGTGCTCGGGAATACCCGGCTACCGTTTGGTCGAGGTGACGCTGCGCTCGATCCGCACGGGGAAGGCGGTGACGCGATGACCGACAAGATCATCGACAAGATCCGCAAGCTCAACACGCAGGCGGAGTCCGCCAGGGCGATCGGCTCGGAGGCAGAGGCTCAAGCCTTCGCCAGCAAGGTGCAGGAGATGCTGTTCCAGCACAACTTGTCTCTGACCGAAGTTTACACCAAGAGCGCGACGAAGGATGAGGAGGAAGCCGTCCGCCAAGTCTTCCGGCCGTCTGAGCACGGGCTGAAGGACAAGCGCACCCGCGTCAAGTGGACCGAGGACCTCGCCTACACCGTGGGACTCGCCAACTTCTGCGAGGTGCTCTTTCACACTGGCTCCAACTTCATCAGCTTCATCGGCTTCCAGCACAACGTGGAGGTGGCCGCGTACGTCTACGAAGTTTTGCTGCGGTCGGCCGACCGTCTCGCCGACGCGGCGTACGGCGAGCGGTGGCGCGAGTGCGAGCGGATGGGCAGCGTCGAGTTGTGCCGGGGCTTCCGGGCGAGCTTCATGGCCGGCTTCGTGAGCCGGCTGTTCGTCCGCATCCGGGAGCGGCAGAAGCAGCAAGCCGCCTCGTCCTCGCTCGCCATCGTCGTCGTCGACCGCAGTCAGCAGGCGATCGACAAGTGGAAGCAGAACAGCGGGGTCAAGATCAAGACGGCCGAGTCGCTGAAGAACAAGATCACCAACGCCGCAGGCTACAAGCGCGGCATCCAGGCGGCGGACTCCGTCAACCTGGACCCGAAGGGTCTCAAGGACGGACCCCCGGCGAAGGTCGCGGGTGAGCTCTCGTGAGCGGCCTGCTGATCTTCGCCGTGGTCAACATTGTCAACATCATCGCGCTCATCTTCGTGCTGCGGAGCCAAAAGGCTCCGCGGTAGAAGAACTTCAGCCGCGAGAAAATAGTTGTGTACAAAAAACTTCTCGCGAGGTATACTTAAGAAGTTTTTGGTTCCCAGCGGTAAAATTCAACAGAGGAGAGACTCACTTGCCAGAAGAAAACGCCGTACGATTCGCCGATGGAAAAGTCCACGTGTTGGACTTCAGCTTTGACATGCCGCTCGTTCAGTTCGGGTGCAACCGCCTCGCGGAGCAGATGACTGAGAAGCGGCTGACCCTCACCAACTACCGAAAGATTGCTCAGGCGCTTGGGCTCGAACTTCACGAGGCGCTTGAGATTGACTTTCTCCGCATCTCGGTCGCCTCCGTCATGCAGCACGCGTGGTACCAGCAGATGGGCGGGGCGACCGACAAGGTGCAGAGAAACTACGAAGCACAGCTGCAAAGGCACGCCAAGCACGTAGACGACCTCAGAAAAGGAAAGGTAAAAGCCATGCCGAAGAAAGCCGCATCACCCAAGAAGACCAAGGAGCCGGACAAGCCGTTGCTGTACAAGCTGCTGTCGAGCAAGATCGGCGAGACCTTGAAGAAGAAGGTCGACAACGCCGAGACCGGGAACCACGACGCCGTTATCGTGCAGGTGTTGTCAGGGTACGACACTCCGAAGGACCTGGACACGATCGCCGAGAAGGTCAAAGCCACAGGGCGCTACAAGACGAACGACAAGCTGCCCGCTTCGGTTCGCTGGCACTTGAATAAGCTGGAGAAGGACGGCGTCGTCGCCGCCAAGGAAGCTTAGGTCCAGGGCGTACGGCGAGACTTAGCGAGTCTCGCGAGGGTCAGTGCGTGGAGGTTGAGTCGACTCTCCTCGGCTCAGGGCTGGGAACCTTCTTCGCGCGCTGGCTCTCGCCAGGCTCGCAACGCGGACGGACGTAATTCCGGTCAGCTCAACAATCGACGAGCCGCAGGGGTGGTTCGAGAGAAGGCGGGTGAGCAGTTATACAGTGTAGCCCGCCGCCGACTTTTCCTTGACGGGAGCGGTCGGGCCACCCTTGTATTTTAAAGCGAGGAGACAAACCACGTGAAGGAAAAAGTAAAGGCGGTAGCTTTTGCGGTTCTCATCTCAGCCCTCATCCTAGGAGTCGAACTTGCCGCGAACCGAGCCGTGCACGGCCGGGCCGTGTTTGACCCGCACGAGTCCGGCCTGTCAGGTTACTCTGGCGGTGGAGCGGGCGGAGGCGGCGACCACGCTCTCAGCCAGAGCATGCCCAAGTGGATGCGCGACCTGTACGACTGGCTGTACGGCAAGCCGTCTATGGCTGCGTTTGGCGGAGGCGGTGGCTCGTTTTGGCGTGTTCTTTGAACTTCGGCAAGGGGCGAAGCGCGGTTCGGTAGAAGTCCGATCAAACTCCCCTCATCGCGCGAGGCCGCGCATTTTTAACTGAGGAAAACCGTTGAGCTACGACAACATCCTGCTGATCAACTCCTACGCCGGCTCGCTGATGATCGCCGCGAAGAAGGAGAAGATGAACGTGCTCGCGTCCTTGGAGGACAAGGGCTACGGCATCGGCTCGCAGAAGTTGAACTACCCGAAGGAGAACTACATCGACGCCGCGCCGTGGCCGCACCCCGGCCGCGACCTGTCCAACGTCGTCACGCTCGCGCACCCCCCGTGTGCTTGCTTCTCCGTTCAGGGCGCGCAGTCTAAGAATCCAAAGACACGGGGGCTGGGCTCCGATCACTTCAAGAGCTCGCGACTCGCCATCGAGTTTGCGCTGCAGCACCGCACCGCGGCGCTCGCCGTCGAGTCCGTAATGGGCACGCTGGAGGGGGCGCGGGTGTACCACGACCGGGTCGCCAAGAAGTACGGCTATCGCCTGTACCGCGTGTTGCAGAACGCCATCACCTTCGGCGTGCCGCAGTGGCGCCAGCGCTTCTGGCTGATCATGATCCGCGAGGACCTCGCGAGGCCGAAGCTGTGGCTGCAGCACTCGTACAAGCTCAGGTCGATCGGCGAGAGCTTGCAGGGCGTCAAGCCGGGAGAAGAAAATTGGTACGTCAGGCGCGAGTTCGACAAGATCACGAAGCGCGTGCGCGACCACGGGGTCACGAAGCTGCAGCTCGAGAAGATCTTGGACGGCGACTTCGGGTATGGGAACCTGCCCATGCTCGTGGCTCGCGCTCGCGGGCTCGAGCACAAGCACGGCAAGGTCTACGACGTTTGCCGGAAGTTCGGCATCACGACCTTCTCGAGCTCGTGGCCGCTGATCCTGCACCCCGACGGCTTCACCCCCGCGGTCATGTGCACGAGCCATTTCTGGTACCAGGGCCGTCCGCTGACGATGCCTGAGTACAACGTCGTCGCCGGCTTCCCCGCGTCCTACCAGTTCCACACGCCGAAGTTCCAGCAGTGCTTGCTATCGCGCGGCGTCGCGCCGCCTGTGGCCCGCTGGGTGCTGCAGCAGGTGCGCCACAACCTGAACGGCTGGCAGCCGAAGGGCACGGTGGGAGCCGACCACACCGCGGCGCTCGAGTCGGGCGAGGTCGCCGACTTCAGGATCAAGCGCGGAGAGATCAGACAGCGCCGCTTGTTCTACACCGGAGAAGATGAAGCTGCCTAAAACTTTTGTTTACAAAGTTTTTCCATCGTTGTATAAGGAATATAGGTGACAGCAGTGTGGCTGGGTTTGCCGCGCACGCGGCTTCGCGAGCTGAAGAGCAAGTTCGATTCTTGCCTGTCGCCTATTTAAGATTGGAGAGTATTCTTGAAGACGATCATCCTTGAGGGCCCAGACGGTGCAGGTAAGACCTATCTCGCCGACATTCTGCAGAAGCAGCACGGGTACCGCTTCCAGCACTTCGGCGTGCCGCCGAAGGGCGTCGACATCTTCGACTTTTTCTTCAAGCCGCTGCTGCACCTGACGGGTAACGGCGAGTGGCCGAGGAGCAAGGTTGCCCCGGTAGTCATCGACCGCCTGCACCTGTCGGAGATCTACTCGCCGGTGATGCGTGGCAAGAAGTCTCCGCTAACCGAGTGCATGGCCGACATCATTGAGCGGTACGTGGAGGCAATTGACGGGCAGATCGTCCTGTGCCTGCCGCCCCGCCGTGTCGCCTTCCAGAACTGGCTGAGCCGCAAGGGCGATGAGTACGTCGACAAGGCGGAGAAGTTCCACAAGATCTACGACGGGTACGTCGAGCTGCTGCTGCAGCGCAACCGCAACTTCGTCTGGTACGATTACACGCGGTACAGCGCTTCGAGCTTCGCGCAGAGCCTGGTGACGGTCCATGGGTACCCGCTGCCCCCGGGGGTGCTTGGCTCACAGCGGCCGCGCTTCCTGTTTGTCGGCGAGCGCGCGTCGAGCGCGCCGGACTTGCCGTTCGCGACCTACAAGGGATCTTCGGGCTGGTTGCACGATTGTTTGCACGACGCGGGTTACGAAGAAGCGGACATGGCCTTCGTCAACGCGTACGGCCTTGACAACAGCGAGAACGACCTTCCCGAGCTGGTCCTCCACCTGCGCGCTTTGCCGTACAACCTGCCGCCGCCGACCGTCATCGCCTTGGGACACGCCGCAGCGATGCGGTGCCAACAGCTTAACTTTCCGTTCGAGTCAGTTCCGCACCCGCAGCATTCGAAGAGATTCAAGTCCAAAGAGCGCGCCCAGTACGTCCGGCGGCTCGCTGAGATCAGGAGGAAGTCAAAGTAATGGGGTACACTCGAAGCGACGACCAAGTGATGATCAAGTGCGGCGACATCTACCACGGGTGGACGAACCTGCTCGAGGTTCTGTTGAAGCACGGCGCGGAGTGCCGGCCGCGCGGGCAGGCCACCCGCGAGCTGATCGGCCTGCAGCTGCGCCTCGACAATCCGTTGGCCAACATCATCCGCGATCCGATCCGCAAGCTGAACATGCGCTTCATGGTCGCGGAGTGGCTGTGCACCGTCTACGGGCTGCAGGACAAGGACATCCTCACCCGCTACCTGAAGAGCTACGGGGACTTCACCGAGGACGGCGCGGGCCACAACTACCCGAGCTACGGTCCGATCCTCGCCCCGCAGTGGGCGTACATCCGCGAGTCGCTCACGCGTGACTTCTACTCGCGGCAGGCGGTGTCGACGATCTGGGCGGCGCACGGTCCGGGCGAGGCGAACAGCAACGTGCCCTGCACCCTCTCGATCCAGTGGCTGCTGCGCCAGCCCAGCAACTTCGCGCGCTGCCTGTACACAATCGTCACGATGCGGTCTTCCGACGCGTGGTTCGGCATCCCCTACGACGTGTTCAACTTCTCGATGTTGTCCAACTACCTCGCCAGCCAGCTCGCCAGCCAACTGCACGCCAACATCTTCCTGGGCCCGTTGATCCTGAACTTGGGCTCGAGCCACCTGTACGAGCAACACTGGGGTTTGGCCTCGGAGATCATCCAGAACCCGCAGGGAACCTGCGGCGCCTCGGACTACCTGCCCATGCACTACTCGCCGGACGGCTTGTCCAAGATCGTGCGTGACCCTGAGCTCGTCCCGGTCGTCGCCGACCGTCCGTACCTGTACCCGTGGAACGTCTACGAGAACGTGGTCCGCAGCCAGACCAACACAGAGGCGAGCGACGCGCTGTTGGAGATAAGCGAGCGGGTGGCCCGCAAGAACCGGTCCGTGTCGTGACGCGCAAGACAAAAGACCAGTATTTTATGGAAATGCTCGACCTGGTCAGCGTCCGCTCGACCTGCTTCCGCCGGTCGGTCGGCGCGATCATCGTCGACGCACAGGGGCACATCCTGGCGACGGGCTACAACGGCGTCCCCCGCGGCGTACCGCACTGCGACGCTGATCATCGGTGCGCCGGGGCGGGCGACCAGCAAGGCGATTCACGCCGGTGCATGGCGGTGCACGCCGAGCAGAACGCGCTGACCCAGTGCCACCGCCTGGACCTCGCCTACACGATGTACGTCAGCTGCTGCCCGTGCTTCGCGTGCGCGAAGATGATCATGAACACGGTGATCGCCCGCGTGGTTGCCCAGCGGCCGTACTCGGACGACGGGGCGGAGCTGCTGCTGCGGAAGCGCGGGCTTCTCTGGATGTGGGACTTCGAAAATGCAAACGCAGTTAAGCTTTCAGCCATCAACGAAGCAAGCTCCAGTCACGACGCTTGACCCGCTCGACGACCTGCACGAGCAGTTCGTCGCCGTGGACATCGAGTCGGACGGGCTAGGACCGGGCTCGCTGCCCGTGGGCATCGTCGTGTCCGACTCGCAGAAGGACCGCTACTTGCCGTTCCGCCACCCTGACGGCCGGCAGCACACGGCGGAGAACGTCCGTCGCTGGACCATCGACCAGCTCGCCGGGCGAGACCTCATCTTCCGCGAGGCCAAGCAGGACATGGAGTGGCTGCGGCGCTGGGGAGTGGACGTCGAGAAGCTCGGCTGCCGTCCCCACGAGGTTCAGCACGCCGCGGGCTTGCTGAACGACCACCGCCGCGTGTTCACGCTGGACGCCCTGGCGCAGGACCGGCTCGGCGTCGGCAAGGTGGAAGTTCCCACCCACAAGATCAGCGAGCTTTCCGCGGACGTCGCCGCCGTGTACGCGCGCCGCGACGGCCGCTTGACCTACGACTTGCACTTCAGCTACGAGAAAGACATTCGCAAGGAGGGTCTCGAGAAAGTTCTCGAACTTGAGGACGACCTGATCTACTGCACTGCGCACATGCAGCGGCAGGGTGTCCACCTGAACCTCGAGAAGCTTGACCGTTGGATCGACGAGGTGACGCAAGCTCACCAAGACCGCGTGATTGAGCTGCACCGCCTTACAGGATTGCGCATCAATCCTGACTCTTCTCCAGACATGGTTAAGCTATTTTTATATTTAGGAAAATCTTTTGGCCACACCTTGAAGGGAATGCCGTCGTTCACCGATGAGTTTTTGAAAGATCACCTCGACGTTCCTGAGATCAAGCTCGCCGCGGAGATCCGCGACCTCGCGTCGCTGCTCTCCAAGTATCTGCTCAAGTACCGCCGCGACTTGCGCCCCGACGGGTTGTTGCCGTACCTGCTGCACCAGATGCGCAACGACGAGTTCGGCACGATCACGGGGCGGTACGCCGCCTCGAAGGTAAACATCCAGCAGGTGTTCAAGCCCGACAAGCAAGAGTGGCTCAGCCCCGTGACCATTCAGTGGATCATTCGCGAGCTGTTCGAGCCGCCGCCCGGGCGCCTGTGGTTTCACTGCGACGCGAGCCAGATTGAGTTTCGCCTGTTCGCGCACTACTCCTGCGTGCCGTGCACCCAACCGTGGTGCCACTTTGCTAAGTGCAAGCACCCGCGCTCGACCCGGCTGATCGACGCGTACCGCAACAACCCGGACGTCGACTTCCACGATTTTGTCACGCACGACGTCTTGAAGGACATCATGCCGCGCAGCTTGGCGAAGAACTTCAACTTTATGAAGTTGTACGGCGGCGGGATCGGTAAGGCGATGCGCATGATGAAGACCGACGATGAAGAAAAAGCGCAGGCCGCGGTCAACAAGTATGACGAAGCGTTCTCCGAGTCTGGCCGTTTGCTTCAATTTTGCTCGTGGGTCGCGGAGCACCGCGGGTTTGTCCGCACGTTCCTCGGGCGTAAGCGCCGTTACTACCCGGGCGAGCGGTTCTACTCAGGCTTGAACTCCGTCTTGCAGGGTGGCGCCGCCGACCTGATGAAGCTCAAGCTGCTGCGCGTCTACCGCGAGCTCAAGCGGGAGCTCAACCTGCGGTTCACGGTCCACGACGAGCTGAACGGCGACGTGGACGGCAGCGAGAAAGACCTGAAGCGGATCCGCGAGTGCCTCGACGTTCAAGAATTTCCGCTGCGCGTCTTCATCAAGTGGGAGTCCAGCGTCGGTCTGAACTGGAAGCACGCGATGGCGAACGAGGCAAAATCTGATCCTCTTCCCCCTGAAACACCCGATGAGCCGCGCCCAGATGGCCGCGGAATACCTGACGAGGCGAAAGTTTATGAGAGAATTACTCATGACCCAGATAGGAGAAAGTAACAAATCATGAAGATCCTGCTGACCGGCCCAACCCAGCGGATGGTGAACAGCCAGAAGCTGCGCTACGACTACCTGACTAGCGTCTACCTGCTCGTGAAGGTGCTGACCGCGCTAGGACACACGGTGGACCACCGCCGCGTGCAGTACGGCGAGGACCTCAGCAAGTATGACCTCGCGCTGCTCGGTGCTTGCCCGCCCAAGTCCTTTACCAGCCGGCACATCACCGGGACGGCTTGGGCTCTTGAAAAAGTCAAGCGGTCTGTGCTGTTCTGCGACGACTGGTCGATCGCGAACATGGGTACGATGGTCCGCAACACGCTCAAGAACTGGAAGCAGTACACCGACTGGTTCGGCAAGCTCGAGAAGCCGCTGGAGACCAGCGAGGAGGCTGCGGTCAAGACGTTCTTAACCCGCGTCACCCACGACAACACGCTGCGGCTGCTCGCCCCGATGACTCCGTGGGGAAACCACAAGACGCTGATGGACGGCAACCTGCCCGTCACTCAGCTTCGGTGGTGGGATCCGTCCCCCGTGGTCGTCGTGCCGTCCTACCAACCCGCCAAGGCACGGGTGAAACAGTGGGTGTACGCTACCTTGCAAAAGCACGACGTCTGGCTGGACAAGCTGAACTGCAAGTGGGAAGTGGCGAAGTTCGGCAACTCCCGCTCCGGTCACGAGTACGTGCCGGAGAAGGAAATCCTGCAGGTCTACGCCAACTCGTGGGGCGTGCTGTGCCCGCGCTACAACCGTGCCGGGTCCGGCTGGTGGCGCGTCCGCTATCATTTCGCCGCACACGTGCGCTCCGTCTTGAAGGCTGACATCATCGACGCAGCCTACATGGACGACAGCTACAAGAAGTCGGTCAAGACCATCGAGGAGCTCTCGCCCGCGGAGCTTGAGAAGCTCGCTCAGAAGCAACGCAACTGGTTCTTCGGGAACATCAGCACCCGCAAGCAGTGCTACGATCAAGTGGAGGAGGCCATCGCCCGATGAAAGTCGCGTTCGAGATCACGCCCAAGGAGATTGAGAAGCTGCTGTTCGAGCTCGTGCAATCCAAGCTGGGTCCTGAAGCCAAAGTGAAGTTCACCGACATCAATATTCTCGTACGTTCGAAGCAGAACTACCGGGAAAAACAGTGGGAGAAAGGTGAGCTTTGTGTTAAATTTGAGGGGGAGGTTTGATGCCGACCGAGGAAACTGTACGCGCGGAACTTCGCCAAGCGAAGGACCGCGTCAAGACGCTTGAGAAGTCGATTCTGAACCTGCAGATCGAGATCGGCACGATCGACGTGTTGATGCAGCACATGCTCGCCGACCTGCGCGAGAATACCCCGGTACGGGTCGCTGCCGCCGTGTACTTGGGCGAGACAATCCAGCGGGTCAGCGGGTTTTACCGGTGAGGCGCCGCAAGTTCACCATCGACCAGCTGCGCCAAGACAAGCAGTGGTTGATCTGGCGCGGCTGGGCGTATCCGGGCCGCGTCGCGGCTTGCATCGTCTGCGAGACGAAGACCACGGCGCGGGTCCGTAGCGTTCACGCGACAGCGGGAGCCAACGGACCGGTCTGCTCGACCTGCGCCGCGAAGGCGAAGCTGACGTGACCGAGTCTGAGTACACTCGCAAGCTGGTCAAGAAGCTTCGGCGGAGGTTGCCGAAGTCGGTCATCTTCAAGTTCAACGACCGGCTGACGGGCGGCATTCCCGACCTGTCCGTGACCTTGAACGGGTTGACCACCTGGCTCGAGGCGAAGCACCTCAAGGACCAGTACGTCAGCTCGAACCAGCTGTACGGTATGATCGTCGAGGTCAAGCCCGCCCGAGACGTGCCTCGCCTGCAGTGGGAGAACCTATGGCGCCTGCGCCGCGGCTACCTGATCGTCTACACCAGCTACGGGCACGCGGTCACGCAGGTGCGCGGCAGCCGCGAGTCGGTGCTGGTGATGCGCCTGCAGCTGAGCTCGACGGGACAAATCGTCGACCAAATCGCTGAGATCGTCAAGACGCAACTCAAGGAGGAGAAAATATGAGCAGCTTCGACTGGTCCCGGCAGGTTACGGAGTTTAACACGGCGAACGGCTACCCGCCGCCGCTCAAGCCGCACCTGCCGCTGGCGCCGTCCGTCTCCGCGCTGCGGCTGCACCTGATGATTGAGGAGCTCGGAGACATCAGCCGCGCGCTGAACGAGAATGACGTGGTCAAGTTGGCCGACGGAATCTGCGACATGCTGTACGTGGTGATCGGCACCGCCGTGGAAGCGGGCCTCGGACCGATCCTGCACCTGCTGTTCGACGAGGTGCACCGCTCGAACATGACCAAGGACCTCGGCCCGAAGCACGAGGGACACCGCGGAGCCGTCAAGGGCTCGCGCTTCGAGCCGCCGCAGCTCGGCCCGATCGTCGTCCGGTACCTCGAGTCGCTGCGCGAGAGCGCGGAGCGGTCGAGCTTGCCCTGCTGCCCGGCCAACGCGAGCGACGTCTCGAAGCACAATAACTACTGCCCGAGATTCCAATGATCGTTCTCGACCCTGGACACACGTATCAGCTCGCGCAGCTGGACCCGCCGCTTCTCCACGGACAGCTTCTTTGGTTTGTCAAGCGGACCGGCACAAAGTACCCGGGAAACGCAGAGCCGTCTTATCCAGGCACGACGCTGCAGGAAGTTTTGCGCGCTTGCTTAGACCGCGCGCGGTACGTCAACCAGCAAGAGCGGTGCTGGCAAACTTCGATTAGCACGTTCCTGCTGCGCTGGTCCATCTGGCTCTACGAGCACCGTGCCGCGAAGCGCCACGGGCGTAAGTCTCCGACGGTGGCGGAAGCTGTCTCGGGGCGCGTGTGCCCAGTGTGCGGTCACTTCATGTACCGCGGCCCGGAGCACCGAACCGGCGACGACAGGCACCTAAGCTGCCGTTGAAGTGCGATCACAAATAATTGTTTACAACGTTTCACAAGTTTTGTATATTCAACTTAACTTGTAGAACCCGGGGAGGTTGGTCGCCGGTTCTCAGTACAATGACCTCCTCCCCACTTCTGAAAGAACTATGATTCCGCTGACCGATGAGCAGCTTGACAAGATAATGACCACGGTGGAGATGCGGGTTAACCAGCTCAACGGCGGTCACCGCCACGATCCGCTGAAGCAGATCATGAAGTTCAAGCACCGCCGCGGCAAGGGGCTGCTGTCAGGGCAAGCTCGGCCCAGCGCTAAAATTTTTTCGGCTGAAGATGCTGAAGTAATCGCCCGGGTGTTCGCGAAGCTGATGTTCGACAGTCTCAATAAAGCAATAAATTCTCGTGAAGACAGTGATTGGGAGGAGAAAAATCCATGCTTTCCTATGTGAAGAAGTTGTGGCTCGATGAATCTGGCCAGGACCTGACCGAGTACGCCCTGCTGCTCGTGCTGCTCTCGCTCGCCGCGATCGCCTCGCTGTCTGCGCTGGGCAACGTCATCAACGGCGTGTTCTCGAACGCGGCCAAGAACCTGTCGGGTCTATGAACGCCGTTTGGGCCGTCGCGCGCTACATCCTGCACGACGGGCCGTCTCTGGAGCAGCTCGCCGCTAGCTGGGCCCCGCTGCTCGTGTACCTCGCCCTGACCTTTCTGAGGAGATTGCGTTGAAGCTAACCGCCGATCAAGTTGCTGACCAGCTGTTGTTCAGGATGGGGCTCGCTCCCCACTTTTGCACTTACAATCCTCCTCGGCGGTGGCGCAAGCTGCTCGTCGCGGGGATTCAGCAAGCTCTTGACAGTGGGTACAACTTTACCTTTCGCCGCGTTCGAGACATGATCGACGATGAGTACGAGGTTCAGCAGAAAAAATTTAACTCCGTCCCGGGCTACAAGAATAAGATCGATAAAGCGCTGTGGGAAATTTTTGACAGCCCGACCCACACGAGCCGCACTCCTGCTTACATGGAGCGTCAAAAGCTCAAGATGTGGAAGTACGACAAGAAAAAGAAAGTTTGGTCGTTCAATCTATGAAGATTGACCCCCGCCGCTGGAAGACGAAGCCCCGCGACCACCAAGTCATCGGCGTGCAGGCGCTTGTCGACCGCTCCCGCTTCGCGCTGTTCGACGAGATGGGCGTCGGCAAGAGCAAGCAGATCGTCGACGCGGCCTGCGAGCTCGCGGCGGCGGACGTCATCAACACGGTGGTCGTGATCAGCCCGGGGTACGTCCGCAACGTCTGGCTGTCGGCCGACCTCGACTCGCCCGGCGAGATCAAGAAGCACTCGTGGTACGCCAACAAGGTGATCGAGTACCACTCCAACGGCTTTGACTTAGTCTGGGAGGACGTGGACCTCGCCGACCGCCGCCTGCCCTGGGTCGTCACCAACTACGAGTTTCTGCGCAACGAGGCGCGGCTGCAGAACCTGATCGACTCCGTCGGCGACAAGGCCCTGCTCGTGCTCGACGAGTCCAGCTACCTCGCCAACCACAAGGCCCAGCAGACCAAGGCCACCCGCGACCTGCGCAAGGTCTGCGCCCGCTGCTACATCCTGAACGGCACCCCCGTGTCCAACAGCCCCCTGGACCTCTGGAGCCAGATGGACGTGCTCGACCCGAAGATCCTCGGGCGCGCCTACCAGAACTTCTGGCACTTCCGCAACAGCATCGCGCAGTGGGGCGGGTGGGAGAACCGGACGATCCTGCAATTTTACCCGCAGGAGATCGAGCGGCTGCAGCGGTTGATCAAGCCGCACTGCCTGCGCCGGCTGAAGCGCGACTGCCTCGACCTGCCGCCCAAGATCGGTGGGCTCGAGTCCGACACCCCGCTGCTGCGCGAGGTCAAGCTCGGCCCGAAGGCTTGGAAGATCTACTGTGAGCTGCGCCGCGAGGCGATCCTCGCGCTGCCCGACCGTGACGTCATTCCCGAGCCGAACGCCGGCGTCCGCCTGCTGCGGCTGTCGCAGATCTGCGGCGGCCACGTCTCGCACAACAACGTGCCGCTGAGCGACGACGAGACGCTGAACCTGTTCGAGCTTCCCGGCCCCGACGTGATCGTCGAGGAGATCTCCGACGAGAAGCTGCTCGTCGCCGAGTGGATGGTCAGCGAGGTCGAAGGCGCCTCCATCGTGTGGTGTCGGTTCCGGCCCGAGCGCGAGCGGCTGGTCAAGCGGCTCCAGAAGCTGGGCATCAAGACCTACCAGGTGTACGGCGGACAGAAAGACTCTGAGCGCGAGGCGGCCCGGGTCGCCTTCTCCGGCCCGGCCCGCGCGGGCCGCATGGTGCTGGTCGGACAGATGCGCGCGGGCGGCATGGGCTTGAACCTGACCCGTGCCACCGACGTGGTCTACCTCTCGAACGACGACTCGCTGAAGTACCGCCTGCAGTCCGAGGACCGCTCGCACCGCGACGGAACCGTCTCGCCCGTGACCTACACCGACCTGATCGCCACGGGTCCGGACGGGCAGAAGACGGTGGACGCGATCAAGTTCAAGGCGCTGCGCGCCAAGGAAGACCTGTCGGCCTGGACCTGCCGGCGCTGGCGGCGCGCCTTGGAGGAGACGGCATGACGGACACCTACGACCAAGGGCGGTGGGACACGGGTAAGATATTTCCGTGGCAGAAGCACCCAGCGGACGCGCCCGCAAACTCAAAATTTTACGCCATCGAAAGCGAACCAGTTTCCTTTCGGAGCAGTGACCCCGAGCCGGTGCGCGTCAAGATCCAGAACGTGCACAAGTACGTTCTGGACCACGGGCTCGAGCACGGGTGGGACGACCTGCAGAATTTTTTCTGTTGCCGCCTGCCGTTTCCGTACATCTGTTTTTCGGAGATCTCGATGCATCGGCAGGATTTTGCGCTGCTCGTCCGCGAGATTCCCGGAGACGCTCCGATCGACGGCATCGGCATCCCGGTCAAGTCGAACGACGTCAACGACCCGTCGAGCCGCTTGAGAAAGTTTCAAGACGAGGTCAAGCCGTTCGTCTTCATCAAGGTCGATATCGTGCACCTGAACGATCAAGAGCGGCAGATTCCGCACCAAGGAACGCTGTCGACCGACTTGATTCCGATCGACGAGAGCGGCCAGGTCCTGACGGACGCGAACGGGGTCGCCTACTTGCGCTTCTTGACGCAGTCTCGAGCTCACCTGATGCGTCCCGAGATCAAGAACGCGATGGACCTGATGCTGACCACGGTGCTGGCGGCGGTCAACTTCATGAACTGCCGCAACGTTGAGCTTGTCGACAACCCGCCGACCCGCCAGCAGCGCCGCCACGCGGAGCAGCGCGGCGAGAAGCCGCCGGTAACCTACAAGACCTTGACGCTGCGCCCGTTCGGCCGCCGCAACCGCCGCCAGCAGCGCGCGCAAGCCGGCTCGGACCGCGTCACCGCGCTGCACATCGTCCGGGGACACTTCAAAGACTACCGCGTTGGCAGCGGTCTGGGCCGCGGACGGGCGCACGGGCTGTGGTGGTGGTCGCCGCAGGTGCGAGGCACGGACCCCACCCGGGCGGTGGTCAAGGACTACCAGGTGGAGACGGCATGAGCACTGGCAAAATTACCGACCACGGGTGGATGGACGACGTCAGCGACAACGAGGAAGTTTTCCTCAAATTTTTTCGCGACGGAACTGGAAATATCGGCGTGCTGTACAACAAGTTTATCGTCGACAAGCTGCGGTCAAAAGACGGAGCTTACATCCAGGAAGACCTGTTAAAATTCTTGCGGGTAACTTGCGAGCGGATTCGGAGAGTGCAATGAAAGCAGACAAGGTGAAGTGCCGGTGCGGGGACATGATCACGCCCGGAAACCAAGACCGCCACGAGAAGGGCTGGTGGCACCGCAACTTCGAGAAGTGCTGGGAGCTGCACGACCGCGGGTTGACCTTCGCGGAGATCGGCCGCCAGCTGGGCGCCACCCGGGTGTACGTCCGCGTCAAGATGGACCAGGGCCGCCCCGCGCAGGTGGCCGCGTGATCATCCGTCCCGAGGTGGGAACCACCAGCACCCAGAGCCAGCTCGTCGGCTGGAAGAGCGACCGCGGCGACTGGGTCGTCAAGGTGTACTTTTCTCCGAAGTTGAACAAGATCCGCATCGCGCTGCCGGAGCTGCAAAACTTTGCGCAGGTTAAGATCGACGTGGACAACCGCTTGATCGACTTTGAGCGCGACCCGGTTGAGGCGAAGCGCGGCGTCGAGGAGCGGGAGCGCAAGGCGAAAGGATTCAAGCGATGACCCTCAACGACCGAGTTGCTTTTCTGCTCAACCTGCGTGGGTCGGCCACCTTCGGCACCCAGGACGCGGACGACCTCGTGCTGGCCGTACAGACCTTGAAGAACGAGGGGCACGCGATCACGTGCGACGAAACCTTTGACTCGAACAAAAAGTTTCTCGACATCCGCATCTGCCACTACTTGAGCTGCGCCGCTTGCGCGAGGAGGAAACCTACGTGAGTATCATACCTAACGAGTGCGTTGCGTGCCACAAGCCGCTCGACCCGATCTCAGTCGAAGAGGCTGAACGGCGAGAGCGCGAGGCGGTACAGATGTTCGGCGGACGCAAGGTCGTCGCGCTGCGCTTCTGCGCCGACTGCGGCGCACTGTTCGAGAGCAAGTCAGCTTTCGAGATGATCGAAATCATCCGCCAGCGCCGCCAAAGCGACGAGCGCAAGCCTCACCTGCACTGCACGATGTGCGGGCACTGCGTGCGACCTCCGACCGCCGCGGACCAGGCGGAGATCCTGATAGACCTGGGACGCGAGTGGAACGCGGAGACCGACCCCGTGATCTGCAGCGAGTGCGGGGAAAGTTTAGTCAAGGCCGCGAAGGCGGGGAGCAACTGACATGGGCAAGTGGACGAAGCTGCGGGGCAAGCTCGAGGTCTTCCAGAACGAGCCGGAGTGGCAGCAGAAGGTCGACGCGTTCAAGCTTAAGTTTCTCGGCGTGGACAACACGCGGGACGCCAGTCCAGCGATGCTGGGCAAGGAGTACGCTCTTTGCAAGCGCAAGAAGGACGAACTCGAGGACAAGATCAAAGCCCTGAACGTCGAGCTGGAAGGCCTGTCGCAGATCATCGTCGAGGTGCTCGAGGACGAGGAAATCCAGAAGATCGAGCTCGCCTCGGGCCAGACGATCGGCATCAGCGACGAGCCGTACCCGTGGGTGGCCGATCGCCAGAAGTTCTTCGCCTTCATCAAGCGCACGGGGCAGGCGTCACTGTTGACCGTCCACTTCCAGACCATGAAGGCGCTGGTGAAAGGGTACCTCGAGCAGGGCAAGCCCGCGCCGCCGGGCATCAAGGTGTACCTGAAGACCTCCGCCACCCTGCGCAACGCGCGCAACGGAGACGGCGAGTAAAATTTACCCGCAGTAAAAATCTGATCCAAGGAGACAACCGCAATGCCGAAAGAAAAGGACCGCAAGCCGCAGCCGACGGCGCTGGCGACGAAGACGACCACCGCGCTGGCGGGAAAGGAGGACGTGCCCGACTACCTCCGCCGCGCCGACGGGCAGCCCGCCGCCGGGACGGAGAATATGGACCGGAGCGACATGGCGCTGCCGCGCCTGGGCTTGTGCCAGTCGCTCTCGCCGCAGCGCAAGAAGCAAAACCCGAAGTACATCGCCGGTCTCGAGGAGGGGCAGTTCTTTAACACCCTGACCCGGGAGATCTACGGCAACACGCTGAACATCGTGCCGCTGCACTTCTACAAGACCCGCATCCGCTTCGGGGACATCGAGAAGGGCGGCGGCATCCTCTGCCAAGCGCAGGACAACAAGCACGGGCAGGGCGACCCTGGCGGGCTCTGCCAGAGGTGCCCGCTGTCCGCCTTCAAGGACGGTGAACCCCCCGAATGCACGCAGTTCATGAACTACGCCGCGCTGGTGCTGCCCAAGGCCGGCAAGCGCGTGGAAATGGACGCCTTGCTCGTCGCCAGCTTCAAGTCTACGGGCTTGAAGATCGCGCGCGAGTGGAACTCGCTGATCCGCATCAAGAACTTGGACATCTTCGCGGGGATCTACACGCTGACCTCGACGGAGGCGAACAACGCGTCGGGCCAGAGCTGGTACCAGCCGACGGTCGCCCCGGCGGGTTTGGTCAGCCGGGAGATGTACGAGTTCGCCAAGGAAGCCTACCAGGGCGTCCGCGAGCGCAGCAACCTGGACTTCGACGTTACCGACTTGCAGGAAGAAGGTCGCGAGCCTGGGGACGAGGTCGAGGACAAGGACAGCGAAGTTTAACCCTCCGGCGGGGGCGGTTTAGGGGCCGCCTCCTTCTTTTTTCAGAAAACTATCATGAGAAAAATTTCTGTGGTGTTGATCTTCGCCTTACTAACCGCCTCTGTGACCGACGCGCGCCCGTGGTACAAGGACTGGAAAGTCTGGACGGGAATCGTCATAACCGCGCTGGTCACCTACAAGCAGTCAACGGTGACCGATGCGACCCGGCTGCGCGCGGGAATCGGTCAGTCCTACGGCGGCTACGGCGAGCGCAACGCGATGCGCGGGCTGGCGATCACGACACAGCTGCTGGGCGTTGCCGGCAGCTTGACGATGCGGCACGCGGAGGACCCGGCTTGGCCCGTGCCCATGATCATCACCAACACGGTGTGGGGCGTCAGCGCGATCAGGCAGGCTGGCCGGAGTTGCAAGACCTTGGTCGTGATGGGACAGTGCCAAGACAATGATTGACAAAGGAGAAGTCTCTTGAGCAAAAAGCTGAAGTGGATACTGATCATCCTCGCCGCGGCCGCGTTAACTTCCGGCGCGTACTTTGTAGGTAGGCGCAGCGAGAAGCGCATCACGTGGTACAGCGAGCTGGGCATGCGAACGCACGGGGTGCCGATCTACTTTCACGACACCGAGGTGCGCTGCGCGAACGGCAAGGACATCGGCCGGTTGACGATCGACCTAAACCTGAGAAATGGTGAACTGAAGGTCGTTCGCAACGACTCGAAGCTCGAGCCTAACTGCGACCCGACGGTGCTGAAGTGAAGAAGATCGCGCAGGACCGCATGCGGTCCAAGTCCGAGCTGACCGAGGAGGAGATCAAGAAAGCGATCAACTCGATCAACGACGATGAGTCATTGACATTCTTAGAGCGCAAGATCCTAACTGACAAGTTCAACGAAATGTTGCAGAAAAAGAAAAAGCTGCAAAAATGATGGAGTCACGCCCGATCGACAGCGGGGACCTGAAGATCGCTACTCTTTTCGTGTGTATCGCTCTGTGGTATGTTTCTTGGTACCTGTCGGACATTCGCGATGAGCTGAAAAAGATGCGTAAAGGAGACAAAAAATAATGTATGATCGGTCGGACTTGGACCTCGCCCAGCGCGAGGCGGAGAAATTTATCGCGCAGGCTTGGCAGAAGGCGCAGCTGAAGTTGTTCGTCATGGCCGTCTCGGTGCTGATGGACATCCGCGAGGCGTTGACCAAGACCGACGGGCAAAGGAACCGGCGCGGATGAAGTGGATCCGGGCTTACGCGATCGAGGCGGGCAACCGCAAGACTCTAATTTGGCGCATCGAGAGCCGCGAGGCGCCGTACCTCAAGCTGGGCGAGGTTCGGTTCTACCCGCAGTGGCGCAAGTACTGCTTCTTCCCGCTCGACCGGACACTGTTCGAGCAGGACTGCTTGCGCGACATCGCCCAGTTCTGTGAGGACAAAACAGTGGAGTGGAGGCAGTCGTGCCGTCAAAGAACGAAGTCGAGCTCGCTCGACAATTCTGCGTCAAGCAGCTAGGGACGGGCTACCAGCGCGGCGTCTTGTGGTTTCTGCGCATCATCGCGGAGACGCTGGTCGAGATCCGTGACGAGCTGAAAGAGGAGAAGAAAAAGGTAGGTCGAGGGGAATCTCTGAGGGGAGAGCCATGCCAGGGTCGAGGAGAAAAAAGTATGCGCGAAGCGACGAAACAAAATTCGTAAACATTCCCGAACGGCTGCGCGCTCTGCCGCAGTGGGTGGTTTGGCGCGCGGTCTGGAAGGAGGAGCGCGACACGTACTCGAAGGTTCCCTACACGCCCGCCACCGGGCGCGAGGCGAAGTCCAACCAGCCGGCGACTTGGGGCACGTTCTCCGAAGCAGTGGAGAAGTTCGCCCGCGACCCGAACACCCACGGGATCGGCTTCGAGTTCTCGGCCCAAGACCCATTCACCTTCGTGGACCTCGACGACGCGCGCGACCCGGAGACGGGCGACGTCGGCGACTGGGCGCAGCAGATCGTCGACAAGCTGGACTCATACACGGAGGTCAGCCCGTCCGGCACGGGGCTGCGCATCTTGGTCGAGGCGGAGCCAGTCGGTCCCGCCAAGCGGCGCGGCAAGGTCGAGATGTACTCCTTCGGGCAGTACGCGACAATCACCGGCGCGGTGGTGCGGGACAAGCCGATCGAGCCGCGTCAGGGGCAGCTCGCCGATCTGTACGCGCTGGTGTTCGGCGCGCCCGAGCCTGACACCGAGGCGAGCCCGCGCGAGCCCGCCCCGGTCGACGACGCCAAGCTAGCGCGCGTCAAGCAGATGACCGACGACGAGCTGTTCGCCAAAGCCACGGGGGCGGCCAACGGCGCGAAGTTTCTCGCGCTGTGGGAGGGGCAGAACATCGCTGACCGCTCTCAGGCCGACGCTAGCTTGTGCGCCATCCTCGCCTACTGGACCCGCGCCGACGCGGAGCGCGTGGACAAGCTGTTCCGGCTCAGCAAGCTGATGCGCAAGAAGTGGGACGAGCGCCGCGGCGACCAGACCTACGGTCAGCGCACCGTAGCCTTCGCCTGCCGCGGGGCGACGGCGCTGTACGACCCCGACGTGGACACGAGCGGGCTGACCGCCCGCAACGACGAGTCGAACGCCCAGATCTTTATCGAGCTGTACAACGAGAAGTTCTCGTTCTGCAAGCAGTGGGACCTGTGGTTAAGCTGGACGGGCAAGACCTGGCGGGGCGATGACCTGACGAACGCGCAAGCGCGGATCGCCTGCGGCGAGGTCCGCTCTGAGCTGCTGCGGCGGATCCGCGGCTTGACCGACAACCGCGAGATCATGGCCGCCGCCAAGTGGGCGAACTCGTCCGGGGACCGCTACCGCCTGAACGCGCTCGAGGACCGCGCCAAGCTGCGCATGCTCGCCCCGTACGATCAGTTCAATCACGACGGGTACGCGCTGGGCTGCGCCAACGGGGTGATCGACCTGCGCACGGGGGAGCTGCGCGACGGAGCTCGGGCGGACTGGATCACGCGGTCGACGGAGCTGGTGTTCGACCCGAAGCAGGAGTGCCCGCTGTTCGAGAAGTTCATGCGCGAGATCATGCAGAACGACAAGAACATGATCGCCTACCTGTGGCGCGTGATCGGGTACGCGCTGACGGGGGACGTCACGGAGCGCGCGTTCTTCTTGTTCCACGGCGAGGGGCGGAACGGCAAGTCCACCTTCGTCGAGACCTTGAAAGCTCTGCTGGGGCCGTCCGGCCGGGGCTACGCGCAGAAGGCGCGGTTCTCGACCTTTCTGCGCAAGAGCTTCGTGGGCGGGGCGAACGACGACGTCGCGCACCTGGGCGGCGCCCGCGTGGTCGTCGCCAGCGAGGCGGACGAGCGCAACCCGCTGGACGTCGCGCTGGTCAAGGAGCTCACGGGCGGGGACACCCACCGGGCGCGGTTCCTGTACGGGCGCGAGTTCGAGTTCGCCCCGCAGTTCAAGCTCTTCCTCGTGACTAACAAGGTTCCGCCGATCCACGAGACGACCTACGCGATCTGGGACCGCCTGCACTACGTGCCCTTCGAGTGGCGCGTGCCGGACGGCAAGGTCGACCGCGCGCTGCCGCTGAAGCTGCTGGGCGAGCTGCCGGGAATCCTGGCGCACGCGGTCCGCGCCTGCCTGGAGTGGCAGACCGACGGGCTGGCGCCGCCAGAGAAAGTCCTGCAGGCCGGACAGCAGCTGTACAAGGAGATGGACACCATCGGCGAGTTTATCAGCGAGGAGTGCGAGGTCGGCGACGCGACGAAGCTCAAGGAGACGCACAAGGACCTGTACGCGCGGTTCACCCGCTGGTGCCAGGAGAGCGGCTTGCGGTACATCCCCAGCAGCAAGACCCTGGGCAGCTACCTGCGCGAGAAGAGGTTCACCGACCGGCGGCTGGGCAAGAACATCCTGTTCTGGCTGGGAATCCGGCTGGCGAAGAAGTCCGAAGGCAGAGGAGGGGAGATCTGAGATGAACACGCGAGAACGAGCAGAAGCGCTGCGAACGGCGCTGATCACAAATTTTAAGCTAGGTGAAATTCCTGAGGTGAAAATGTTCGAGGACGCGCTGCGCGAGGAGCGCGAGGCGGAGCATAAAAGGTGGGTGGCCGCCTTCGAGGCTTACGGGTTCTACAACCCCGCGCGGCTCTACAACCCCGAGCTGCGGATCGTCGAGCCCGACGCTCCCGCGGTGGAGATGTACGCGGAGCAGCTGCGAAAGTTCGCCGACTTCATCCACGAGCGCGACCGGGACGGGTGGTAAATGGAGAAAATAATGTTTGAGACTTTGTACAATAAGTACAAGCACCTAGGCTACGACCATCCCGAGATTATCGTGACCGACACGCACGCGCTCATGACGCGCGTCACCTTCGAGAAGTTGAAGTCAAACATTTTTTCATGCGCCTACGGCGCCACCTGCTACCTCGCCTGGAACGGCATGACCCCCGCGATCTTGCTCGTCTCGATTGATCGCTCCCCGGCGCTCGAGGTGCTGATCATCGAGGATCTCGACCCTGAAAAATCCGACCGAGAGTTTTACCTCGACGCGCGGCGGCGGCTCGACGAAGCACGCTCCAAGCCTTACGATCAGTAACTGACGAAATAATTTGTTTACAGCAACAGTCAAATTTTGTTAAATATCTGTATGAGGACCACTGTGCATCCCGCCACCCTAACCTTGAGAATCACCGCGATCTTCTTCCTCGGGCTCGCGCTGTTCGCCTACCGTCGCGCGCACGAGACCGCCGCGCAGGAGCCCGACGTCAAGAAGATGCAGCGCGAGCTCGACGACCTCAAGGTGGAGCGCCGGCAGCACGGCATCCCCACGGGTAACTATCGCACTGACCCCTTCTACCGCGAGCTGTACGCGGGCGTCCAGGTTTGCAAGAAGGTGAGCTGGAGCCCGGGCGTCATGGTCAACGTCACGCCCGAGGCGTGGAGCTTGCCCAAGGGTTCGACCTTGTCCTTCGACTACGAGCACAACCGCGCCGTCGAGGTTCCCCACGGCTACCTAGGTTGCGACCACGTCGAGGCGAGCGCAGCCTTCTTCGCGGAGGGAACGCTCGAGGTCATGGCGGAGCGAGAAGAGGTCAAGCCGTGATCTGGCTGCGCGACGACGAAAAATTCTGGGCCAAGATCCTGCTGCTGATCATCGTCGGCGGGACGGCCCACCTCGCGCGCGTCATCACCGACGTCAACCGTAGCTTCGACGACGCGCGGTTCAGCTGGCGGCTCGAGCAGGCCCAGCTGTTGAACGCAACCCCCGTGTTCACGGTGGGACGGTCCTGGGGCAGCGCGAACTACGACTGGTACGCGTGGGGCGACGTGCACCCGTACTTCTTCGGCGACGACACGGCGGGGGCTCAAAATCTTGCGATGCAGGCAATCTCACGCTGGCTCAGCCGCGGCATCGTCTCGCAAGGAAACTCGGGCATCGTCGTCGGGCCGCACCCCTGCCGCCGCGAGTCCGACGGCACGTGGTGGTGCGACTTTCTGTCGCCCGAGCCGGGGCGCGGGGAAGTCCGCGGGCTGATCCTCTGGAACGAGTTTGGCAACACTGAGCTGCAGGTCAGCGGCTTCCAGCGACAATATCAGCTGGACGGCACCTGCCGGAAGATCGACGGTAAGGTGCGGGTGACCTTGCAACCGTCACTGTTGAGGTGAAAACGTGAGCGAGACTTGGAAGAAGATCGCCGAGGCCCCTGACCACGACGTCTACCTGAGCAACCTGGGTAAGATCGCCTGGGTGGCGCTGACGAACGAGACGATCGTGATTGAAAAAGCTTTTGACCGTTACGGACGGTTGATCTACGACCGCCACTGGCCGCAGCTAGTCAAGGAGAAACCTAATGCCGCAGGCGAGTGACGAGCTGAGGGAGAAGTTTCCGGGGCACGACGCTGAGGCCCTGGAGGTCATCGCCGCGAACTTTACCGAAACGCGTGGGCTCATTCGCCGGAAAAGCTCATCCTACTTACCCAACCAGCGCGAGTGGGACGCGGTCGACTATTTGATCCAAGAGTGGGACTACGTCTACTCCTGCGAGGACGGCCAGCCGGAGCGGAAGGTGCCCCCGGCACCGTCCTACACGGCGGCCTGCGAGGCAGAGCGGCTGCGAGGCGAGCTCAAGAAGAGGCGCAAGTGAGCGGCCTCGAGCTGATCGAGTGGTTGACCGTTGAGTGTGAGATGCGGAAAATACACCCGACCGACTCGGCGCTGATCCTCGTGCTGCGCGGCGTGAAAGATCTTCAGGAGATCACGCGGCAAAAGAACTACGTTGAATACATCAGGAAGACGGCGCGAACGAGCTACGAGAACCCGCGCGTCATCTTCACGTGCGAGTGGTGCGAGCCGAGCGACATCCCCGAGAAGAAGCCCGAGATCTGCCGGGTGCTGGACTGTCCGAGGCACGGGCGGTGCTGGTTTTGGCCCAAGGAGAAACCGTGATCCCAACCGACAAGCCGCCAGCGGGAGCAGCTACGTTGGGTCTAATCGTATCATTAGGGCTGCTGGCTATTGCGTTGATGGACACGATTGCGCAGATAGTTCAAGGAGTGCGCCGATGACCCCAACCGACAAGCCCCGCGACCGTAAGCCTAAGTTTCGAAAGGGACAAGTTGTAAAACATCGCATTGCGGGCGGTTTCTACATGAAAATAATCGGGTACAAAAGCGATGTGGGAGGCTTTCCTGCTTGGATTGTGATGGAGCAAGGAAAGATAGGCACTTATTGGGAATGGCAATTGCGGAGACTGACTGATGCTGAGGCAGGCCGATGACCGACAAGCCATCGCAAGGGACGCCCCGCTACGAGGTCGGTTACAACAAGCCGATTCATGGCAACTGGGGGCTGCAGTACGAGAAGGTGCTGGAGACAAATGATCTAGTTGCTGCGAAGGCAGAGATTCGCAAGCAGATTTCGCTAGGCCATACGCGCGGCTTGCTGCTGTACGACACGGTAGAGAAAATCATCTGCGTACAGCCCAATACGCAGGGAGGATTCGAGTGACCCCAACCGACAAGCCATCGCAAGGGACGCCCCGCGCCCACGGACCATGCGATCAATGTGGACAGCCTTGGTTAGCCCACGGAGCCTATTCTAGACAATGCCCTAACGCAGACAGCACTTACGTTGAACCGGAGGACGCGCAGCAACCCACGGCCAGCGAGCCGCCAGATCGCCCCACGATCAGAGACCTAAGAGATATTCCACTGTTTCCAGCGCCCAGCGAGCAGGAGATGGATGGGACACTGTGGCCAGAGTGCAAAGAGTTCTACGAGTTGATGCAGCAGTATCGACACGTCGCTGTTTCTGTTCCAGCGCTGGTGGTAGATCGTTACGAGGCCGTGAAAGATTGGTTGCGAGCTAGTCGGGCGGCCGGCGAGCAGTCCTGCCCAGACTGTGAACGCGCCGCGAAGCACGCTCACTCCGACGCAACCACGCCGGGATTCTTTCATGACAAGTGCCAGAAGCATCGCACGGCCAGCGCGCCATCCCGGAAGCAACGCCGCTGTGAGATTTGCCAGAGCCAAGGTCACGTCACTCTCGATCATGGTGACGCGCGAGGATACAGCCATTCGGTTGTGCCAGCGCCCAGCGAGCAGGAGGCGAGTGAGACCTGTACCCACTGTAGCAAGCCGATGCCTAGCGCAGCGCGCTTCTGCTTGAGCTGTTGGAATGACCTAGCGCTTAATCACACTCTCGCTCAAACCAAGATTAGTGAACAGGAGCGCGCGTTGCCGCACGTTCAAGAGACGCGCTCCCTGCTCGCCTGGGCGCTGAGCTACATCGCCGGGCTGCCTGATTTTGGCTTGTGCCTTATGCCTTTAGGAGACTACGACATTGTTCATCCGGGCGAAGGAGCTGCTGAAGCCGTGACCCGTAAGCAACTGCAGAAGCTGCGCCGCAAGCTGGCCGAGATCGAGACGCGCGTGGCGCTCGAGGACACCAACCGGGTCAGCGCGCGGTTAACACGGGTGGAGATCCTGCTGGCGATAGCACAAGTGGAGACGAAGCTGGCGAGGAGGAAGAAGTGACCAACACGAAAAGCTGGGAGATCGCCGTGGTCGTGCTGATCCTGTTCGTGACCGGCGCGCTGATCTTGCTGGTGCAGGAGATCTGGCTGTGAGACAGCAACGCTTTATTGTGGTTGTCCTGACGGTCTTGTACTTCGGCTTTTTAGCGGGTTACTTTTGCGGCAAGGAAGCGAGCGAGAAGGCACAGCGGGAGCGAGAGCGCGGCGAGTACCAGAAGTATTGCCAGGACCACGATTGTCGACCCAGCCTGTAGGAGGATCCGATGAGCGGTAAACTTGTGGCGGCCCAGGTGACTGGGCTGAAGAAGGAAAATCAAGAAATTCGCGCGCGGCTCGAGCTTCTCGAGAAGCTGGTCACCAAAGCCTGGGAGAGCGTCACGCTGCTCCAGAGTCGGTTGTACGGAGAGAAGACCGGGGAGAAGCCCAAGTGATCTGGCGCCTCAAACAGCTGTGGTACGCGCTGGACGCGTGGGCGATGGGAAACTCGTTCCGCGGCGCGTGGGATTTTTACGGGCGGCGGCGCGAGCAGCTCAGAAAGAAGGTTACTAAGTGACCGACATCCACGACGTGCAGGCCTTCTGGGACCGGCGCCCGTGCAACTTCAAGCACTCGAACAAGCCCGTGGGCTCCTCAGAGTACTTCCAGGAGGTGACGGCGCGCAAGCGACTGGTCGAGCCGCACACCCCCAGCTGGGCGGAGTTCACGAGCTGGAACGGCCGCCGCGTCCTCGAGATCGGCTGCGGCCTGGGCACCGACGCGGTGGCCTACGCGAGCTGGGGCGCGCGTGTGACGGCCGTGGACGTATCGGCGAACAGCCTCGAGCTGTGCCGCAAGCGGGCCTGGCGGTACGGGCTGTCGGACAAGATCAACTGCGTCTGGGCCAACGCGGAGCGGCTGTCGCACTCGCTGCCGGTGCAGCCGTACGACCTGATCTACTCGTTCGGCGCGGTGCACCACACGCCCGACCCAGAAAAAGCTTTGTCGCAGATGCGCAAGTACGCTAAGCCTGGGACGGTGCTGAAGCTGATGGTCTACCACCGCCGCAGCTTGAAAGTGCTGGAGATCTTGCTGCGGCACGGCCAGTTTTGGAAGCTGGGCGAGCTGGTCGCCCGGCACAGCGAGGCGCAGACCGGGTGCCCGGTCACGCACACGTACACCCGGCGAGAGGCCCGCGAGCTCGTGGAGAGAGCGGGGTGGCGGGTGACCGACCTGCGGGTCGACCACATCTTCCCGTACCGCGTGAAGGATTACGTCGAAGGACGGTACGTGAAGCGCTGGCCCTGGAGTTGGCTAGGGTACGAGACGACGCGGCGAATCGAGCGGCGGTTGGGTTGGCACATACTGATCACGGGGGTGGTGAAGTGACGACCATCGATGAGATGTACGACCTCGCCAAGCTTGAAGAGTTGATCATCGCCGTCCACCGCGAGCTGTGCCGCTTTCCGTCGCCGTTCGACAATGGCTTCGAAGAAGCTTACAAGCAGTTTTCATTCCTGGTCGCGCGGCGGTTCGAGAAGATTCACGGATTCCCGCCTGTTTTTCCTGGTTGGAAGCGACCGTAAATTTGGAGAAGCGCGTGGTCATCGAGCGACACGGCAAGAAATTTGAGGTTTTGAACCCGGACCACTGCCTGCAAAGCCCAAACCTTTGTGTGTTTTGCGATCGCCAAGCGTACGAAGATTATTACATTCGAAGCTGGGTGCTGTTTCTCTGCCGCGAGCACTTTTGCGATCGCCAAGCGTACGAAGATTATTACATTCGAAGCTGGGTGCTGTTTCTCTGCCGCGAGCACCACCTCGTGGTGCGAATTGTCCGTACGAGCTTGAAAATTTTATGGGTGGCGCTCGCAGTTGCCGTCGCCTTTCTGGCGCTGAAGCGGCCGTAGACCGGTCGGCTGACCAGGGTAAGAGACCCGCTGGGTCACCGCCGATCGGGACCCCTGAAGTAACCCTAGATCCCGCTTTTTGGTACACGGGTGGAGGCTTTGGCCGGATATGGGGCTCTTCAAAAACTCTCGCGGAGCCTGGGCCGGAAATTGCGGCAAACTCGGGCAATATTTTTCCCATAGGCGATTATGGTTAACTAGGATTTTGAGGATTTGGGAGGCCGGGCGTTTTTCACGGGTCTCTAAGTAGTTTTGTTTGCAATAAAAGGTTACCGATATTTCTCAAAGGTTACCGATTCGGGCCATTCTTATCTTCCGTCCATAAGCGCATTGCTATGGAAAATAGCTCAAAAGAGCTACTTTCGGTAACTCGGTAACCCGTCGATAACCCCGGCGAAAACTGTTGTGTACAAGCGGTAGCACCCCGTGGTATTCCTGTTTGCGGATCACCAATGTCAAATCAGATCTCCTGGGTCTGGCGGTCGGGACGCCTTACGGCGGGTGTCCCGACTCTTTTTTGCAACAGCGCAATCTGCCTAAGGATCAGCGTTGGATGAGTCGACCAAAACTCATGCTCCGCAAGAAGGGCAAGCCCCGTGGCAAGCCCTCCGCGATTATTCCTTACCAGTTCAAGAAAGGCCAACCTTCCCCCAACCCCGAAGGGCGGCGGCTGCAGCGTCCCACGCTCATCAGCGAAGCTCTCAAGCTCGGCTTGAAGGAGAACGCTACTAACAATGAGCAACTTTCCAAAGCTGAGTCGATCGCTAATGCTCTTCTTAATAACTCTGAGCGTGGCGATAATCAAGCCACCGCCATTGTTCTCGAGCGCACTGAAGGAAAGTCTACGCAACACGTCGATCTTAGCGCCACTCACTCCGGAAAAATCCAAGTCGAGGCTGACGCCAGCGATGTCATTAAAAAGCTACTCCGCGAGACTTGATGACCGGCACGGTCCGAGCCTCGCTGAGGAACTTTCGGCGAAGCCCGTGGAGATTCGTGACGCGATCCTCGCGAAGCTGACGCAAGAGCAGCTCGCCAATCTCAAGTATGATTGGAAGTTTTGGGGACGCGCCAACCAGTTTATTCCCGACGGCAATTGGCAGACTTGGATGATCAAGGCTGGCCGCGGCTTCGGCAAGACGCGTGTCGGCGCCGAAACTGTCCGCACTTGGGTCAAGACAAACCCGATCGTCAACATCATCGCCCCGACGGCGGACGACGCCCGTGATATTTGCATTGAAGGCGAGTCGGGCATCCTGAGCATCTGCCCCGAGGCGGAGAAGCCCAAGTATCTGTCGAGCAAGCGCCGGCTCGAGTGGCCTAACGGTGCCGTGAGCTTGATCTTCACCGCGGACGAGCCCGAGCGCCTGCGCGGCAAGCAGCACATGAAGCTGTGGTGCGACGAGCTCGCGGCTTGGCGGTACTTGGAGGAGGCTTGGGACCAAGCGCAGTTCGGCCTGCGCCTGGGCGACAACCCGCAGTCCATTGTGACCACCACGCCGAAGCCGCTGCCTGAGGTTAAAGAACTTCTCAACACCCCCACGACTTTTCTCACCTCAGGTACGACCTACGAGAACCGCCGCAACTTGGCCAAGGCTTTCTACCAGCGCATCATTGTCAAGTATGAAGGCACGCGGTTGGGCCGGCAGGAGCTGAACGCGGAGCTGCTCGAGGACAACCCGGGCGCGCTGTTCCACCGGACCAACATCGACCTGACGCGCTGCGACGGCGAGCTGTTCTGGAAGGTGCTGTTCGCGAAGCTGATCCGCATCGTCGGCGCGATCGACCCCGCCGTGACCTCGAACGAGGACAGCGACGAGACGGGCATCATCTTCGCGGGCATGCTGCGCTGGGAAGATGTGCCGCAAAAGTTTAAAGAGCTCTGCAAGCACGAGACCCCGCACTTCTTCACCTTCGACGACCGCTCCGACATCTACACGCCGGACGGCTGGGCTCGCGCGGCACTGGCGGGATACAAACAGTTTAAAGCGGATCGGTTGGTTGGCGAGACGAACAACGGCGGCGAGATGATCGAGTCGACGCTGCGCCACCAGGATCAGAACGTTTCTTACATCGCGATCCACGCCAGTCGTGGAAAACAGACGCGCGCCGAACCGATCAGCGCGCTGTACGAGCAGTGCCGCGTTCACCACGTGGGATCCTTGGGAACGCTGGAAGATCAGATGTGCGACTGGGATCCGGCCGTCTCCGTTGACAGCCCCGACCGCCTCGACGCGAACGTCTGGGCGCTCACCGAGCTTAGCGAGCACTCGCGCGAGCTGGGGCTCGTCAACTTCTTGAAAAAGCCTGACGGGGCTGCCTCCACCCTGGAGCAGCTCAACGATCAGAAGAGCGTTCCTGCCTCGGCGGTCGTCGCCGAGATGCTGAAGGGAACCACCTCATCGCTTTCTTGTCCGAACTGTCAGTCTGCGCTCGTGAGTAAAATCGCGGGAGGCCAAAACCGTTGCCAGCAGTGCGGTCATCAGTTCTGGACCAACGGCGGCGCTCCTGAGATTCCACACATGACGCGGGCTTACGTTGAGGGCTTGAGAGAGCGATAGAAAAATGAATCAATCATCAATGTTTCGCTGCACCAACCGAGACTGTGCTTGCGTGAGTTCAATCTCGGAGGTCGGTCACCGCGACGAGATGTGGAACGAAGAGCACGATCTCGTTCTCGTTGATCGCGTCGTCAAGAAGGGCGACATCAGGCCGGTTCCGATTTGCCCGCGCTGCGGCAGTGAAGTTGCGGAAGAAGCGCGGTAGGAGAAGCAGATGCCGATTGTTGAAATTATCATCATCTTGCTCGTGATCGGTGTGGCTGTTTGGGCGATCAACCAATACCTTGCGGCGTACATCGCCGCACCGTTCTTGAAGCTGATCAACATCGTCGCGATCGTGGGCACGATCATCTGGTTGGTGATGCTGTTGCTCGGTGCGTTTGGCGTCAACGTTTGGCATTATCGTCTTGGTCGGTGAAGCAAGTCTTCCCGCTCCACTCGGGAAGAAAGGGTCGGAACTTCTAGCTAGGCGGCGCGCTATGGAACAGGTGAAACTACACTTGAGCCCAATGGGGAATCGTTTGTCACCGCTGTTCGCGGCGCGCTCCCTAGCTAGAAGTCTGTGTAGGCTTGATGACCTCGGGCCTATCATGGGGAGCTCGCAAGGCCTGACAAGCGCCAGAGTGTACGGGGACAACTGGTGGGCTCTCCATTACAAAAGGATGGGATCGTGATCTGGTACTGGCTCGACCAACTGCTGCGCAAGATCATCTGGCTCTTCAAGCGGCCGGCACCCGTGGCCTTGGCGAGAATCAATCCGAACGCTAAGTGCCCGGGTTGCGGGGCGGAGAACGGCACGCTGCGGGCGGTGAATGTTTTCGACGGCCGGGTCTTGACCCCGAAGATTCAACACCGGTGCAACGTCTGCGGGGCTCGCGTCTTCGAGGACACGGTGATGAAGACGACCACTGAGGTGCTGCTGCCAGCGGACGGTGTTGAAGCTGTCGGGCGGGAGACGGTGCAATGAGCAAGGCGAAGATGGTGCAGCTTGAAAATGACCTCATCAGCTTGTGGGAAAAGTACAGCTGCAAGCCGACCTACATGCAGATGTCGCTAGGAAATTATCGCAAGCACATCGCCCCGCGCGAAGATCTGCAAGATTACGCGGTTGAATTTTTGAAGGTGTGTGACGAGAATAAAATTCCTGATGAAGCTGTCGTCGTGATCACGCCGGGCAGGCTCGCGCTGCTCGTGGATGATCAAGACCGTTTGCTTTCGTTTCGGTAAATTATGGCGTCCTCTTCGCAGAACATCGTCATCAAGCCGATCGGCAACCTGGTTGCGGCGCTGCAGCAGTACGGGCAGGACCTTTACAAGCCGCCCCCGGACACGATCCGCGGCATCGAGCCCGGCAAGTGGCCATCGCCTTACCAACCTATCAAGCCGATCGCGCCTGACGGCACGCAACCGCTGGCCTTCCAGTTTTGGGAGTCGCAGAACCTAACCTGGACGCCGCGGCCTGACGCGGAGTACACGGCGCAGGATCTGAAGGCGTTCGCCACCTACCCGCTGGCGCGCATCTGCATCGAGAACGTGAAAGACGCGCTGGCTAAGGCCAGCTGGGAGATCCAACCCAAGCTGCAGCTGGGCGAGAACCGCAAGCAAGCGATGAAGCGCGCCAAGGGCGACCCGAACATCCTCAAGTTGTCGCGCTTCTTCGAGTACCCTGACCGCGAGCACAGCTGGTCGGAGTGGGTGCGGCCGCTGCTCGACGACCTGCTGGTCATCGACGCGCCCGCGGTGCTGGTGCGCAAGACCTACAGCGGCGTTCTCGCGGAGCTGCGCGTCATGCGCGGCGAGATGTTCAGCCGCTACATCGACGCCCAAGGCTTCACGCCCGCGGCTCCGGACCCCGCGTACGCGCAGAACTGGTGGGGCATCCCGCTCGTAAACCTCTCGATGGACGAGCTCGTCTACAAGCCGCGCAACATCGTCCCGCGCAACACCGTGTCCTCGCAGCTGTACGGCATGAGCCCCACGGAACAGCTCGCGCCTGAGATCGAGATTGGCATGCAGCGGCTCGCGTTCATCTTGGCCTACTACAAGTTTGGCTCCGTGCCCGACGTGCTCCAGGTCGTGCCTCCCGGTATCTCGCCGGAGCTGTTGAAGGAGACGATGCAGTGGATGAACTCGGACCTGGCCGGGAACTTGGCCAAGCGCCGGCAGATCCGCCTGATGCAAGGCTTCGCCCCGGACGGTAAGGATCAGATTCTGTTCCCGAAGGAGAAGTTGCTCTCGGACCCGTTCGACGAGATGCACATGAAGAAGATCGCCTTCGGTTACGGCACGAGCCCGCAGCGCTTGGCGAAGCAGGTCAACCGCGCGCAGTCGCAGCAGATGGACGAGTCGGCCGACGTCGAAGGCACGCTGCCGTACTTTATCTGGTTGAAGAGCGCGATGATCGACTGGATCATCAACCGCGTCTTCATGCTGCCTGACTATGAGATGATCTTCAACCCGTACTCCGAGCCTGACCCGGAGAAGCAGGGCAAGACGATCACGGGCTACGTCGACGACGGCCTTCTGACCCCGAACGAAGGCCGCGAGCGGATGGGCGAGGAGCCGGCGAACGATCCCGGTGCGGACGAGTTGGGGCTCAAGACGGGAACCGGCCGCGTGACCTTCGCGCAGTCTGATGAGGCGCACCAGCAGACGATGGAGACGCAGAGCGCCGCGGCTGAGGCGGCGAAGAACCCTCCTGAGGACAAGGGAGCGGCGAAGCCCGATGGCAAAGACAAGAAAGACGACAAGCCCAAGACAAACGGCAAAGATGACACCGCCAAGTGGGCCCACTGCGGAGTACATAAAATTTTTGTTGGGACTTGCGCGGGCTGCCGAGAAGCAGTTGTCAAAAGCTTCGTCAATGAAAAAGCTTATCGTGAAGCCGTCCAGAAAGCGTCGAGCGAAAAGTCGGCGAAGGTAATTCACCCGGGACGCTTGCACCCGCACTCGATCCTGGCGCGTCAAAAGGTTGACAAGATCCTGCGCGACCACTTCCGGACGATGAATCGCAAGACGACCAAGGAGCTGGCGAAACAGTTGGGCTTGGCGCACCGCCACATCCAGAAGAAGAAAGTTTTGCTCAAGGCCGCGGACGAGCAGGAGGCGCTGGACGCGATCCTGCGTTCGCTCAAGCAGGAGTTTCAGTCGATTCCTGACGAGGTGCTCGCGCCGCTGGCTGAGTCTGCCTTGGCGGGAGCGGCCAACGGCTCGCTGCAGCTGAACATCACCAGCGAGGACATGCTGGGTAAGATCAACGAGACGGCTCAGGCCTGGGCCAGCAAGCGGGCGGCGGAGCTCGTGGGCATGCGGCGCAACGAGGACGGCGAGCTGGTTCCCAACCCGAACGCCAAGTGGGCGATCACGGACACTACGCGGGACAAGCTACAGTCCATTATCGAGGATCTGTTCGGCGAGGAGACGGTCACGCTCGCCGACGTCGAGGAGCGGCTGCAGGAGGCGGGCATCTTCTCCGACACCCGCGCGACAATGATCGCGCGCACCGAGATCACCCGGGCTCAAGTGCAGGGCAACCTCGAGAGCTGGCGGCGCTCCGGCTTGGTCGACAAGGTGAATTGGCAGCTGAGCTCGCTGCACGACAAGGACGACGTCTGCACCGAGCTGGCCGACGGTTCGCCGTACGAGCTCGAGGACGTTCCCGACTTTCCCGCTCACCCGAACTGTGAGTGCACGATCGTGCTGTCGGAGATCGGAGGAGAGGAATGACCCTGCGCAAGCTGATCGCCGCCCCCGTGGGAAACGACTCCCCGGCTCTCGACCAGATCAATGGGGTGATGACACCGGCGATGGAGATCGACGATCAAACGGGAATCATCTACGTCGGCGGTAAGGCGCTGACCGGCGGGGGCACGGGCACTCCGGGCGACGGTAACGGGGCGGTTCAATTCAACGACAACGGAGCGTTCGGAGGCGACGCTAACAACCAGTGGAGTAAAACCACCAAGACGCAACAGATTATCGGACAGCTGTTGGTGATCAGCCCGGTTGGTGCGGGTCACTGGAGCGTCATCGGCACGGGCGCACCGAATAACTTCGTCTACGTCGGCAGCTTGGGTGACGGGGTGAACGGCGACAAGGTTCAGATCAAGGCCGCGAACAACCCGACCTCGTCCATCGACATTCTCTCGAACGGCGACCAATTTATTTCTAGCTCCAACGGTAAGCTCGGGCTCTTCGGTTCGAAGCTGCAGATGGGAATTGCCGGGGTCGCGGGATTGCCCTTGGAGTTTCAAGGAACCTCGAGCGGGTTGGCGCAGCTCGGGGTGGCTGACGCGGCGGGAACCCCAAATCGAATTAACTTGCCGCAGGTGACGGGAAGCTTGGGCATGTTCCTGAAGACCGACGGGGCGAACCCGCAACAGTTGGTCTGGGCTTACCTGGGCACGGGCTTGGCGGTTTTCGCCAACAACGCGGCGGCGATCTCTGGAGGGTTAGTGGCGGGACAGTTGTACCGTACCGGAGCGGATCCTGACGTAGTTTGCGTGGTGCACTGATATGGGACTGCGAAAGCTGATCATGGCGCCCGTGGGAAACAACTCCCCGGTCGTCGACCAGATTAACGGCATCATGACTCCCGCGATGGAGATCGACGACGAGACGGGGTTCATCTACGTGGGCGGACGAAAACTAGGCGGCGGCGGTGGCGGCGGGACTCCGGGCGGCGACAACACGCAGGTGCAGATCAACGGCGATGGAGTTTTTGCCGGCAGCCCGAGCTTCACGTTTGACCCGTCGACGCTCGAGCTGCGGATCGTGAGCGGCCCGGGCACGAGCAACTCAATCTCGCTGAACGGCGGCGGCGTCTCGCTGGTCATGGGCGAGGACGGAGCGGGCATCGTCTTCCAAGCCCCGGGCTGCGGCCTGAGCATGAACCAAGCGGCGGAGGCCTTTATCGCCGTCGGAGCGCTGTTCACCGCGCTCGGGATTGGGTTTGGGTCGACCGGGAAGGTCGCCATCGCCGGAGCGGCGGGGCAGCTGACCTTCTTCAACGACGACTACATCAACACGGGCGGCGCGACGAAGCAGACGGTGACGGGCTCGAAGGGCGGCAACGCGGCGCTCGCCAGCCTGATCGCGGCGTTCGCGGCGTACGGGTTAATAACGGACGGGACTTCGTAGGGGAGAAGTAGGGGCAGGGGAGAAAGAAAGGGTACCTGGGCTAATGTTTGTTGTAAAGGACGCAGTTCGAGAACCGCTGTACGCCATCGTGCCATACTTCAACCCGTGGCGCTGGAAGAGTCGCGAGAAGCACACGGAGCGCGCGATCAAGCACTTCATCGACTCGGGCGCCGTGGTCGTGCTCGTCGAGGTCGGGTTCAACCGTCGCGAGCTGACCTTCGCGGACTCCGGGTTGAACGACACTCCGGCCAACTGCAACGTTCACGGCGAAGGAAAGTTTCGCCATCAATATATCGGCCTGCACTCGAAGGACGAGCTGTGGCTGAAGGAGAACGCGATCAACGTCGCGGCCAGCCGCTTGCCGTACGATTGGCAGCAGATGTGCTGGCTCGACTCGGACGTGCACTTCCTGCGGCCGAACTGGGTGGGCGAGTGCATCCACAAGCTGCAGCACTTCGGCTTCCTGCAGATGTTCAGCCACGCCCGTGACCTGGGCCCGAACTACGAGATGCTGTCGCAAGACTACCCTCACTCGGACGGCTCGAGCTTCGTCCAAGCTTGGAAGGACGGGCGGCTCGACCCGCTGGTGCGTGAAGACCTCGACGAGGTCAAGAGGGACCTGAAGAAGCTGAAAAAGTCTGTCGCCAAGCTCGAACAAGATCTTCTCAAATCTTACTACCCGTCGCGCATTTGGCCCGGGCTCGCTTGGGCCTGTACGCGCTGGGCGTGGGAGTCGGTCGGCGGTTTGATTGACTTTGCGATTTGGGGAGGTGGTGATTGGCACATGAGCCACGCGCTGATCGAAAAAGAAGAAGGCATGATGCTGCCCGGCCTGCACCGAAACTACCGCAAGCTTGTGGACCAGTGGGCTTGGAGGTGCAAGACCGAGATCCGCAAGAATGTTGGTGTCATGGAAGGCTCGATCACGCACCACTGGCACGGACGCAAAGTCGAACGCGGCTACAACGCAAAACATCTGTTGCTGGCGCGCCTTGGTTTTGACCCGCCGCGCCACTTGAAGAAAGACCACCAGGGTTTGTACCAGCTTCACGACGACGGCAGCGACACGTACACGAAGATGCGTGATTCGATGCGGGTCATCGCGAAGGAGCGCAACGAAGATTCGATCGACACCTGAGGAGAACTGAGATGAGCTTGAACCTGAACCCGCTGGGATTGAACAGCTACGCGCCATCCAACTACGTGCAGCCGGACTACCGCACCCCGTCACTGATCAGCACCGTGGCCTCGCCCGTCGGTGCCGACGAGCTCAGCCTGCCGAACCCGATTCCCGCGTACGCACAGCCGGGAACCAGCTTTTTCATTGCGTCGAATCCTGCTAAGCCGCTAGGAAGCTAAGAGGAGATTAAGTTGAAAAAGAAACTCGCAAGTTGGCTCGCTCCGCTGCTCCTGCTGCTGGGGGTTGCCGTTGTCGGGCAGAACGTTCAGACGCAGACGCAGACGATCACCGTCTCGGGCCAGACCATCACGGTGAACAACAACCACGGCGCGCTGAAGGGCAGCTTCGTCTACGCGATCTTCGGGGCGCCGTCGACGATGTCGTTGATCATCCAGGGCTGCATCGCGAACCCGTTTTCTTGCACCACGCTCGACACGTACACGTCCACCCAGAACACGACGCGGCAGATCAACGTTTCGACGCCCTACAGCTACTTCACGGTGCAGGGCTCTTGGACGGGCGGAGTTGCTGCTCCTGGCACTTACGTGACCGTCACCAGCTCGCTGCAGCTCGGTGGGAGCTCGGGCGGCGGCCTGGGCAACGTCACGGTGATCGGAAACCCTACGGGAACCGGGCAAGTTCCGACGACGACGTCAACGACGACGGCGACTTGGCAGACACCGGCGGGTGGGGGAAACGTCAACGGTACGGGCCTGACGGCCAACAACGTGATGGCCGGCAACGGCACGTCGAACATCAAGGACTCGGGCATCGCCACCAGTTCACTAGCCCTAACCTCGAATCCGCTTTCGCAGTTCGCTGCTACTACCTCATCGCAGCTAGCGTCGATTATCAGCGACGAGACGGGATCAGGCGGAGCCGTGTTTGCCACCAGCCCCACGTTGGTTACGCCAAACTTGGGAACTCCGTCGGCCGCGGTCTTGACCAATGCGACGGGGCTGCCGCTGTCCACGGGCGTGACGGGCACGCTGCCTAGCTCGGCGCTGAGCTTGAGCGACCGCTTGGTGTCGGGAACCTCCGACACGATCTTGGCGGCTGATCGCTCGAACCGCGTCGCCTACTCTAACGCCAGCCCGATCGCGGTGACCTTGCCGCAGGCCGGCTCGACGAACTTTACCAATTTCTACACGCGGATCTCGAACCAAGGCGTCGGCCAGGTGACGGTCACGCCGACGACCTCGACGATCAACGGCGTCGCCTCAGTGCTCTTGAACCAGGGTGAGTTCTGCTTCATCACCGTGGACAGCGCCGGAACCAACTACGCGGCCGACTGTACTGAGTCGCAGATCACCTGGGGCGCCAACCTGACCCCGACTCGCTCGGCCCACGGCCTGCAGGTCGATGTGACGGGACTCGCGCCCGCGCCCGCAGACACCGCAGCGACGCCGCACCTGTTCTTCAACCAGTACACGCAAGTCTCAGGCGTCATCGGCGCGGTGCAGCCGGTGGAGGCCGACGTTGTTAACCTCTCCACCGATCTCGCCAATCGCTTGACCACCAACACAGTGACGGCGCTGGGTGTGAACCCGAACTCGGTGGCGGCAGGCTTCATCACCGGCAGCGGCCAGTTCAAGATCACGCTGGCGAGTCCGACCACCGTGTCGTCAGTGTCGAGCTCGACGGTCAGCAACTTGTGCGGCGCCTACCAGGTGGACGCGACGCCGACCTTCGCCGAGGATTGCTGGCAGTGGCAGGACCTGCTGGGTACGGGCATCAATGACACCTCGACCTTCCGGCTCGTTCACGCGGGGTCTTCAGGCCGGACCACGGTCTCGATTCCGCAGATGTCGCAAACGGGAACGGGCGGCAACGTCGCCGTCGTCGCCAACGACGTGACGACGGGAACGACGATTAACTTGCTGGCGAAAATCACGTCCACGGGCGCGATCAAGGCGACGACGGGTGACAAGACGACGCCAACCTTCATCGTCAGCGGCGTCCCGGGCACGACGGGGAACGCGCAGCTGACTGTGGCAGGCATCGCGAAGTGCGTCATGGACGTCACCAACGCGAGCGGCGTGATGGGGCAGGCCGTCTACGCGTCGACGACGACGGCGGGACAGTGCTCGACGGGAACTTCTGGGTTGACGACCAACGCGTGGATCATCGGCGTGATGGAGCAAGACTCAACGACGAGCGGGCAGGCCGCGTTCGTGCTGGTCGGTGCGGGCAGCCGCAACCTCGGTCTGTCGGGCAACGGCACGAAGCTGCAGACGACGAGCTTGGCCTCGACGACGCTGAACGACATTACGGTGTTTGACGCGAACGGCAACACCGTTGACTCGGGAACCCCGATAACGGCAACGGCTTGCCTGCAGCTCGAGTCCTCGCTGTGCACCTCGGCGGTTGATGGTAGCGGCAACCCATCCTTTATCGCGCAAGGCTCGGCGGGCAACAACTTGACGATCACCGGGACAGGCTTGGTGGTCGTGACCGGCGGCCTGTACCAGGTCGGTACGGGAACCTACACCGACGCAATCACCGGGCTGACCTCCTCCAAGTTTTACTACGTCTACGTCAAGCAGGACACCAGCAACGCGACGCTGGTCGGAGCGGACTTCGGCGCCACTCAGCTCGCTCCCGTCTACAGTTACATCACGCCGACGGCGTGCACGGGCGCGAGCTCAACCAACCCGCAGTACTGGTTTGACCTAACGGTCCGGACGTGGAAAAAGTCGACCGCTGCGGCCTGTTCTTTCTCAGCCGCGTCTCCGACGGTCACGTTCCTGGGCGCTGTTTGGGTAACAGCGACGCCGACGATCTCTGGCGTGGCGCACGAGCCGTTCAACCTCAGCCCGTACAAGCGCTACGAGCTGTTCGGCGACGGGTTCGACGCGCAGAACGGCGGCACAGACATCACCAAGCAGGAGAAGACGAGCGGCTCGACGAACATCGACCATTGGCACACGTATACTTCTGTCCAGGCGACGGGTGCGACGCTGCAGCCAACGAGCATCGCGAACAACGGGACGACCTCGGGCTTGATGATCTTGTACTCGCAGAACCCCGTGTTGATCGTGAACACTTCGAGCGTGTCGGCTTCCTCGCTGGGGCGTGCGGGCGCCGCGGGGCAAACGGGAGCGGGTTCGGGAGCTTCAGGTGGCGGCTATGCGGGTTCCTCGGGCGGCGGTGGTGGCGGCGGAACGGGAGCGGGCGGCGCGGGTGGCGGGCGCAACTACTACGGCTCGAACGGAAACAACGGTGGTTCGCCGGGCGGCGGTGCGGTGAACACGGTAGGCGGCAACGGCAACTCGACGCCGACGGGACAGATTCCGTTCTGCAAGTCGCAGCTGTACGCGGGCTTGATCGGCTCGAACGGTGGCGGTGGCGGCGGCGACGGAACGCACGCCGGCGGCGCGGGCGGGGCTTCGGGCGGCGGCGTGGTGGTTCGCGCGCCGGCGATCGTGTTGGACGCGAGCTCGAACATCACGGCCAACGGCGGCAACGGTGCGAATGGTTCAGCGGCGAACTCCGGTGGTGGCGGCGCGGGTGGCGGCGGAACGGTCTTGGTCTGCGGCGGGTACTTCTCGCTGGCGGGCACGTTCACAGCGTCGGCGGGTACGGCGGGCACGGGAGCGGGCACGGGCGGTAACGGCGGCACGGCGACGGCGGGCATCGTTCAAAAGGACAAACTCTGGTGAACCGTTTCCTGAAGCTAATTCTACCGATCGTCGTTGCTCTCGCGGCCCTGGCCTTCCCGGTCGCGCTGAAGGCTGAGGACCCGATCGACCCGCAGCTGAAGTGCTGCACCAAGACGACTAATCCAGGCATGCCGACCTCCTTCTTCGGCATGACGCAAAACCAGTTCGGCGGCAACCACGACACGGTCGGGATCCAGTACGGGGTGCTGCGCTTCTGGGACACGGCCTGCGTCTGGGGCTTGATCGAGACGAGCCCGGGCACCTACAACTTCACTAGCTGCGACACGGAGATCAACCGTGCCGTGGCGATGAACGCGATTCCCGTGTTCGTCCTCGGACGCACGCCGGTCGCGCAGATCACGGGAACTTGCACTGGAATCTTCTCCGGAGGCTCTCCTAAGACTTGCGCGCAGCTGCCGAAGGACCTGGGTGGGGCGAACGCGATCCTGCCCGCGTTCCTGACCGCGCTGTACAACCACATCCACTCCGCGTACCCGGGAATGACTTGGTACATCGAGGGGCTGAATGAGGCTGACCTCGCTGGCGAATGCGCGCCGTCCACGGGCGGCTCGGGGCACTGTTCCGCGGTCGAGCTTGTCAAGTACCAACAAACTTTGTACCAGACGATCAAGGCGCTGGACAACACGATCATCGTCATCGGCCCCGCGGCCTCCACGGCGAACCAGTTCGGCCCGCACCTTTACAACGGTGTTGACGCGACGAGCGCGCCGTTCAACGGTAACGGGTTCCTAAACGCCGGCGGCGGCGCGTGGCTGGACTGGATCAACATCCACCCGTACTTCTTCTGCGGCGGGTCGGCCAGCTGCACCGTTCCCGAGACGGCCATCGGCATGATCTCGGCGCTGAAGACGGTGCTGACGACCTACGGCGTGCAGAACAAGCCCGTGGTCATGTCCGAGTCGGACTGGGGAACGGGAACGGCGAACACGCAGGCCGCGAACTTGAAGGCCGCGTACCTGGGCCGGTTGTACGCGTACCTCTGGAACGCGGGCTACATTGGAGTTTGGTGGTACGCGTGGGACAACAACGCGACCAACTTGTCAATCGGTTTTGGCACGCTGTGTGAAGGCTCGCCCTGCACGCCGAACTCATCGGCCACGGCGTACGCAACTTGGTACGGGTGGCTGGTCGGCTCGACGCACGCGGTTAACGGCTGCGACCCGAACAACGATGGGCACAACACTTGGTTTTGCTCGCTGGTGCAGTCGGGTGGGGTTCACGCGGCGATCATCTTCAACGCGTCAGGGCCGCGCAGCTTTTCGACCACGGGCCTGGGTTTCACGACGCAGTACTTTCAAGACGGCACGTCAGCGCCGATTGTCAGCAACACGGTGACGGCCGACATTCAACCGATACTGGTGAAATGATGCTGAGAAAAGTTCTATTCGCGATCTGGCTCTTGGTAACGCCGCAGCTCGTGGTGGCGCAGCAGAGCTGTCAGGTCGTCCCGACGGGCTCGTTGCTCAGCGCGTTCTTCTCGATGACGGCGAACACCCGCGGCGGCAGCCACGCTCCGTCGGTGACGGTCGGCGGCTTCCGGCTGTGGGACACGACCGCCGTGTGGCCGCTGTTGAACACCGCGGCGGGAACCTACAACTGGTCGGAGCTCGACGCGTGGGTGACGCAGATCGCCGGAGCGGGCGCCGACACGATGTTCACGCTCGGCCGCACGCCGTGCTGGATCGCCACGAGCTGCGTGGGCACGTACAATCCGAACGGCTCGTCGGCGCCGCCGTCGGACGTGAACAGCGACGGGACGGGAACCGACGCAACCTTGAAGGCGTTCGCCACCGCGCTGGCCACGCACTCGTTGACCTACGGCGCGAACAAGATCAAGTACTACGAATTTTGGAATGAGCCGGACTTGAACGGAACTTGGTCGGGAACCGCGGCGCAGCTGGTGCGGATGGGCAAGGACTACTACCAGCAGATCAAGGCCGTGGACCCGGCGGCGATCATCATCGGGCCCGCGCCGTCCACGGGCAACAGCTCAGGCATCCACTTCCTGCCGGCGTACTACGCGGCGGGCGGCGCGCCCTGGCAAGACATCGTCGGCATGCACGCGTACGTGTACAACGGCTCGAACTTCGCCACCGTTCCCGAGGGGATCACCGTCATCATCTCGAAGCTGAAGGCGCTGATGAACGCGAACGGTATCGGCAACAAGGTGATCTGGTTTACGGAGGGAAGTTGGGGCGGTTCGCCGAACAACTCCGGCATGTCGAGCGTGCAGAAACAGATGTATCTCTCGCGCGACTTCATCTTGATGTGGGCGAACGAAGTTGGCCGATTCTACTGGTACGCGTGGGACAACCACAGCGACAACTTGTCCATCGGCTTCGGAACGCTGTGCGAAGGCACGTTCGGCTCGTGCACGCCGAACAATACCTCGGTCACCTACACGCAGGTCCGCAGCTGGCTGGTCGGGTCCACGCACTCGCCCAACCCGTGTTCGTTGAACTCGTCCAACGGAGTTTACAGCTGCGTGCTCACGCTGACAGGCAACGTCTCGGCGCAGATCTTATGGACGACCGGGTCGAACGTGAACATCCCCGTCTCGTCGATCTTCGGCCACTACAAGACCGCGGCGAACGCGAGCGTGACTCCGATCTCAGGAAACTCGGTCCCCGTCAGCGGTATGCCGCTCATGGTGATACCATAATGGGCGTCAACTACACTCCGCTGGCGACGGAAATCGACCAGTGCCAATTCTGCGTTTTCTTCCCGGGAGGCGGAGTTTGCACCAACTCGCGGGTGGCTCAGGATCTAGATGTTCCCGAGAATGCGGACGGTCAAAAGATCGTTTCGATCTCGGGGTGGTGTGAGGAGTTTCAATCCAAGGTCAGCGACATGCCCGACACCAACTCGGGAACCTCAGTAAAGGCGGCGAAGATGAAGAAGCACTACAGCAAGTTCGTTCCGTTTGCGAAGGTCGATGCGGCTAAGCGGGAGGTTTGGGGGATCGTCACGGCTCAAGTTCCCGACAAGGAACGTGAGGTCTGCGACTACGCCAAGACCAAGCCTTACTACGAAGCTCTCATCGCCGAGATGAGCAAGGCGACCGACGGCCGGAACTTTATGCCGCTGCGCTACATGCACCAGAACGAGGCGGTCGGGAAGGGCATCGGCTTCGACTTCCGCGACTCGGACAAAGAGATATTCATGGGCTTCAAGGTCGTCGACGACGAGTGCTGGAAGCTCGTGGACGAAGGAGTGCTCACGGGCTTCAGCCACGGCGGAGACTTCGTCGGGCCGCTCGTGCCGGACCCCGACTTTGAAGGCTGCATGCGCTACGTGGCCTCGCCCGCCGAGGTCAGTCTCGTCGACAACCCGTGTCTAGCGAGCGCGCACTTTCAGTACGTGAAGGCCGACGGGTCGGACGGCGGGCTGCGGAAGTTCAAGAAGATCGACCCGAAGCTCGACGCTCCCGTCAACGTGCAGGCTCTAGTCCAAGCTGAGGTCGCCCGTGAGCTGGCCAAGTTTAAGAAGGCGGCTCCCGCGGCGGCCGATCCGAACGCGACGTTGCCGAAGAAGACCAAGAAAGTGTACGGCGAGGACCTGCCGCCGAGCGCCTTCGCCTATGTGGGAAACCTGGACAACCCGGAAACCTGGAGCGTGCCGATCAAGTTTTCGGACGACGCCACGACGAAGAAGTTCATCCGCGCTGGGCTGGTCAAGCTTCCCGACAATCGGGTCGTGCCGAACGACAAGAAGCCGGAGGTCAAGCGCCGCATCATCCTGACGGCCAAGCAGTTCGGCGTCGATGTCGCCGACGAGGAATCGAAGATGGCCGCGGTACGATCTTACCTGCGCAAGCAGGTGCGCGCCAAGGTCAACCGCATGATGAGCAAGCAGAAGGATCTGTCGCACAGCTTGTTCTTCATCGACGATGATCTCGGCAAGCTCGCCAAGGGCATGCACGAGGTCAGCTGGCTGGCGCGGAACGTAAATGAGCTCGCGTACCTCGTCTATTGCGTGTGCGACGAGCAAGACTTTGAGGAGGACGAGAGTTCTCCTCTTCCGGCGATGTTGGCGGAAAACGTGAGCGGTCTACTGGATTCGCTGGTGGCGATGGCTCAAGAGGAGGCGCAAGAACTTCGAGCTGACATAAACGCAAAACTTTAGTAACTTTTTCGCGCCGCTCTCAACAGCGGCACAGGAGGAAATAAGAAGTGAAAATTAAACTAGATTCGCTGGAAAACCTCGCCAAGGGCATCACGCTCTTGGAGGGAGGTCTCGCCAAGGGCTACGCGCACCACACCGCGATGTCCAAGGTTCACGGCGACATGTCCAAGGCTCACGCCGGGCACGCGGCTCTGCACAAGGCGAAGGCCGACGGCATGGCGGACGACCACGAGGACAAACAGTACCACAAATCGAGCCACGACTTTCACAAGGCGATGGCGGACCACCACGAGGAGGCTTGCAAGCTCCACAAGGCTCACGCTGACGCTCTCGGGAGCATGGACGGTAAATCTTCTGGAGAGGGTGATATGCAAAAGTGCGAGCATGACAAGTCGATGACTGAAGCCTGCGGCGACTGCAAGCGTGAAGCAGCTCCCGCGCTGGTCAAGGCGGATGGGCTGGACAGCGTTATCGCTAACGCGCTGGCCAACGCGGCGGCCAACCTGGGCGGCGATAAAGACTTCCAGGGCAGCTTGCAGGAGATGTTTAAGAAAGCGGTTCTCGCCAAGGCCGAGGAGCTAATGGGGGTTACCATAAAGCCCAAGGCGGGTGTGACGGGAATCAACGCCGACCCGAAGGGCAAGCCGACGCTCGTGCGGCGCGCGGGTCAGCCTGAAGAGGACGAGCAGGGTCAGGAGCAGCTCGAGGAAGCGGTTTCCCCGGCGCTGCGCCACCTCGTCAAGAGCACGGGTACCGACGACGAGTAGCGCTGAGTTTTTTCATCCTTTTCGTTTTCCTGTCGGAACGTAAGGGGACCATCACAAAGATTTTCAGGAAAGTGAGATAAGGAGAAGAAAAAACAATGTCGGTAACTTGCAAACAAAAGGAATACGCCTTCGGCGCGCTCGAGAGCCGCAGGCAGTACACCAAGGCGATGGCGGACCCGAAGCTCGCCGCGCTGTTGGAAAAAGCTTTGGCGGTCGATCCGGCAAAGTGGCATCGTGACAACCCGTTGATTAAGGAAGCGAGTCGCGCGCTCATCAAGGCGGGCGTCTCGACGTCGTTGGGCTTCAACTTCTTCGACCTTCGCGGACCGGCGTACTTCATCTTTCCGTTGAACACGCCGTTCATCCAGATGATTCCGAAGGCGGGCAAGGTGAACGCGGGTGTGGGCACGGCGGCGCACTGGAAGGCCACGCGCAATCCGAACTCCACCTACCAGTACGCTGGCGCGCAAGAAGGCCAGCGTGTTGGTATTGCCACGCCAAATGAAATCGACTACCTCGCAACGTACAAGGAGCTCGGCATGGAAGCCGGGGAAACCTTCACCGCGCAGTGGGCGGGCGAAGGCTACACCGACAACCTGGCCGACGAGCATTTCCGCAACTTGGCTCGCTTGCGCTTGCAGGAAGAGATGATGACCTTGGGCGGCAACTCCGGTACCGCCACGGGTAACCTTGGGTTTGCCCTTGGGCAAGCTCCCACCCCGACGCTCGCCCTAACCAACGGCGGCGCGCTGGGTAACGGCGCCAACGTCGCGGTCGCCGTCGTGGCGATCACCTGGATGGGAACGAACCCGGGCGGGCAAGCCGGTTATGCGGTTCCCCCGTCGGTTGTCGGCGGTCTCACCACCAACTACACCCGTCAGAACGCCGACGGATCCACCACCAACGTGGCTTGCGGCCTCAGCGCCGTGTCCAACGTTTCTGCCGTATCCACCGCCAACGCTGCAGCTCAGAGCTTGACCGCGCGCATTCCGGCACAGAAGGGCGCTGTCGCTTACGCTTGGTTCTGGGGCGTCAACGTGGCCGCCGCTGCGGGCAACCTGAAGCTCGGCGCCATTACCTCTTACCCCCACGTGAATATCACCAACGTGGCGTCGGGAACTCAGACCGCGAACGCCGCGGGCTTGAGCACCGACAACAGCTTCCAACCCACTGACTTCGACGGCCTGTCGACCTACGCGTTCTTGAACGGTCTGTGGACCGACATGGACAACGGGTCGTTCACCCCGTCGGGCAACGGCATGGTCGCTGAGGTCGAGTCTGACCTTGCGGCTCTGTGGAACCTGTACCAAGCGCAGCCCGACGCGATCTGGTGCTCGTCCGATGTTCGCCAGTCGCTCGACCAAGCGGTGGTGTTCTCGCAGACGGGAACGAACAGCTTCATCTTCAACTACGCGGGCGGTGCGCAGACCAGCGGCGTCGACGCGGGCTTCATCGTCTCGGGCTACAAGTCGAAGTACTCGATGAACCCAGCCGGCGGCGCGGTTATCCCCATCCGCATCCACCCACAGTTCCCGGCCGGAACGATGCTGTATGACATCAACACCAACCCTTACCCGCACTCGCGCATTCCTGCGGTGCGGCAGTTCCTGTTGCAGCGCGACTACTACTCCATCGAGTGGCCCGTCGTTACGCGGCAGTGGACCTTCGGCACGTACATTCACGAGGTTCTCGCGCACTACATGCCGTGGGCCTCGGCTATCCGTACGGGCATCGGTCCGTTCGTATCGCCGTAAGACAAAGTTGTAGTCGGTCGGGGCGGGCGGGGCAGACAACTGCCCCGCTTGACTTCTAAATAGGAGGTAGCTCTCGATGTCACAGATTGGAACGCAAGGGCAGCAAGACCAGCGCACCGTTTTGTTTCAAGCTCTTCAAACTGCACGGGCGGCAACCGCTTCGGCGCTTGTCACCTACAAGCAGTTGAAGACCGCTGAAGCAGCTGCGGCCGCGGCCTTGAACAACTACCGCAACTTCTTGTTCGGGAACGCGGATCACCCCGGAGTTCTCGACGGAATGGCAAACGACGTATAGAGGACGGTCATGAAGGTTGCTCTGTTTTACCCGAAGAATGTCCTCGCCTCTTGGTACACGCTCGGCGGCTACCGCCTCGCGCTCGAACGACTCGGGCACGAGGTGGTAGACTGCCCGCTGCCTGGAAACCAGGTGGCGAACGTCGACCACGTGCGCGCGAGGATGCCGACGCTCGAGAAGCTCGGTGAGCAGGACGTCGTCATCAGCGCGTTTCACGAGTACGTCCAGCCGTGGCTGGAAGCGCTGTACGGGCAAGACTGGAACAAGAGAAAGTTTCCCGTGATCGCGCGCTTCGACGAAACGATGGACCGCGTCGACCTGGGCCTGAACCAGCGGCGGGTCGACGAGCTGAAGCGCTGGGCTGACCTCTACAGCTTTCCCGCGGCGCAGGACGCCGACAAGTACGGCGGGCAGTGGCTGCCGTTCGGCGCTGACGTGTCGATGTTTCACTCCCGAGTGGTCGAGAAAAAATACCCTCTGGGCTTCATCGGCACCGTGTACCCGTCGCGCATGAACTACCTGAATCAGCTCGGGCAGGCGATGACCGAGGCGAAGCTGGACGTGACCTTCCAGTGCGGCCGCGCGATCATCGAAGATCTGGGCGGCCTGCGTGAGCGTGAGACGACGGAGCTGTTGGTCGAGAACTACAACCAGATCAAAATTTTCTTCTGCCTGCCGCCAGTGTCGCGCTTGTTCGTCTGTAAGGCTTTCGAGGTGATGGCCTGCGGGACTTTCCTGATGTACCCGAAGCTGCCGGGAACCGCGTCGAAGAATCATTCCATCTTTCAAAACGGAGAGCATCTCGCCTACTACGAGGCGGGCTTCATGGAGGACAACGTCAAACAGATCAAGTTTTGGCTGGAGCATGACGAGCTACGCGAAAAGATCGCGAAGCAAGGGCGCGACTTGGTCCACAAGAAATTTACCCTGGACCAGATGTTCGAGAAGCTTCTCAGTCTCGTTCCTGAGGAAAAAATTCCCATTGCGAGGACCGCATCTTGAAAGCTTATTGGATGCCGAACACGAAGAACTGGGGTGACGTGTTCACCCCGTTTTTGTTCAAGAACGCCTTCGGGGTCGACGTCGAGTGGGCGCCGCTCGAGGAAGCCCGTGCATTTTCCTGCGGCTCGCTGCTCGAGCGGATACCCGATAAGTACGACGGAGCGATCTTGGGCTCGGGCATGGGGTACGCGGAAACTCGCAAGAACTTGATGAAGGTGGAAGCTCCGTTCTTGCTACGTGGTCCGCTAAGCGCGGCGCGCTGCGTGTTTAACCGTCCTGTTCGCCTAGGAGATCCAGCGGTTTTAACTCGCCTGTTTGCCCCGAACGTTAACCTCAGCAAACAATATCGTTACGGGGTTATCCCGCACCACGCGGATAAGGACAATGAAGAGTTTCCTATCTGGGCTGAAAGACACGGGGCGTTGTTGATCGACATCGAGGCGGGAGTGCAGCAGGTTATTGACGCGGTGTGCCTTTGTGAAAATATTCTTTCGAGCTCGTTGCACGGGATCATCATTGCGGACAGTTTGGGAATACCGTCGCACCCGGTCAAGCCGTCGGCGAAGGTGTCGGGCAACGGGTTTAAGTTTGTTGACTACTACAGTACCTTCGGTGATGTTGTTGTTCCGTCAGCCTCTCTTAACGAAGCTTGGCGGTTGTGCCGGAATCGAGACGTGAGCTCAGTCTTCGAAACGGTGTTTACCGTCTTTCAGGAGTACGTGGAGAAAAATGCTGAGACTAGCTCTGACCTTTGATGATGGACCGAGCGAGGAAAACACGATCGAGCTGTTGAACGTGTTGGACAAGCACAAGGTGAAGGCCACGTTCTTCATGATCGGGAAGTTCGTTCGTAAAAATCCTGACATCGCGCGGTTGGTCTCAAGGAAAGGCCACTGGATCGGTAACCACACGGTGAACCACCCGAAGCTGACAGAGTCGACGCCGCAGAACCTTGACTTTGAAATTTCTCACTGCAAGGAAATTTTGCAGGACGTGGTCGGCGATCACTCGAACATGTTCCGTCCGCCGTTCTTGATGTACTCCGCTGAAGTTGGCGACGCGGTCCGCGCGCACGGCTTGCGGACGATTTGGAAAGATGCCTCGGGCGGTGACGCGATGCAGCTCGGGGCGAACGTCATTGTCAATAAGGTTCGAGATGAACTGGCTCTGGGCTCGGGAGTCATCTTGCTGCACGACGGCTGCCACGACGATGACCGGGCGTCTCGGGCACACACGATCAAGGCGGTTGACATCTTAGTCACGAAGTACAAGAGTGAGGAAGTTCAATTCATCTCACCGTTGGAGTTTTAGATGGCGATGGAGCTTGACATGCAGGAGCTGACCGGAGACCAGCGGGCCGCTTGCCTGGACACGGTCAGCCCGAACACGTTCTTCTTGCTCGTCGCCGATTCCCTGGCGAGCCGCTCCTCGCTGTCCGTGGTTCGGATGGGCGACGGCGAGCGGAGGTTATTCGCATACTGCCAAAATCACAAGGGACGGATTGAGCCGCCAAACTCTCCGTTCGACGAACCGTGGCTTCGCCAGTTCGGCTGCTACGGTATTGACACGGGTGAGTTGGAGAACCGGTTGCGGATCGCCGCGGAGCATTCGTCCTTCTTCGCCCCGCAGATCATGGGCATCACGCGGCCGGAGTTCGCCGTGGCCAAGGTGTTTGCCCCGCGGGTTCGCTACGTGGACAACTGGTTTGTTCGAACCTGGAGCAAGAAGCTTCAAAACCAGTTGCTGAGCTTCGCCGGACGGGTGTTGTTCATTCACGGTGACGAAGGGGTTCGAGAATCTTTCTACCAAGCGGCGGAGTCGCAGTGCGCCGTCGAGTTGTTGCACATGAGCACGTGGCAGGAGGCGGAGGAAACTATCCGGGTTGCGACGCTCAGCAGCGCGCCGCTGGTGCTGTTCGCCGGCGGACCGGCGAATAAGTACATCGCCCCGCTGATCGCCAACGGCAACACAACTGTCAATAAGGTAGTTTTGGATCTTGGACAAGCGGCCGCGAGCGAGTGGATATGATCTCGGTCATCATACCGACGCGCAAGAGAATCACCGAGCTGGCGCGCGCGGTGCAGTCCATTCGCGACACCTCCAAGCCAGGAGCGGTCGAGGCTGTCTGCTACGTGGACGAGGATGATACGGACAGCGTCGCGGCCTGCCGGCGGTTGGGAGTTAAGACCAAGGTCGGTCCGCGGTTGCGCAACATCACGCAGTGTTGGAACGAGTGTGTGGAGCTTGCGGAAGGAGACATACTGTGCCAGGGCAATGACGACATCGTCTTTCGGACTCCGGGGTGGGATCGGATCGTTGAGGAAGAGTTCAAGAAGTTTGACGACAAGGTGCTGATGGTCCATGGCAACGACGCTGGCGGGCAGCAGGATAAGTTCGGGCCGCACCCGTTTGTCCACCGCCGCTGGGTCGAGACGCTCGGGTACTTCATCCCGCCGTACTTCTCGTCGGACTTCGGCGACACGTGGCTGAACGACCTAGCCAACGCGCTGGGCCGGCGGCGGTACCTGCCGTTCGTCGTCGAGCACATGCACTTCTTGTATGGCAAGGCGACGATCGACGACACGACTAGGGAACGGCTGAAGCGGCACGATGAAGACAACGTGGTTAAAAAGTACGAGGATCTTGCCGGCGAGCGGCAGAACGACATTCGAAAGCTGCGAGGACTGATGGCCGGCAAGCTCTGGACGATCATGATTCTGACGCAGCCGTCACGTACCAACTATCTACGCCGGCTGCTCGACCGGCTCGAGCCGCAGGTCAAGCTTCACTTTCGAGACGTCGAGATCAACATCCGGCAGTTCGACCCGCGCTACACGCTGGGCGAGAACCGCGAGATCATGCGCCAGCAAGCCTTGGGCGAGTATATCAACTTCATCGACGACGACGACCTCGTCGCGAAAGACTACGTGACCCGGATCTTGTCGCTGTTGGCGAAGAAACCAGACTACGTCGGCTTCCGTCTGCAGTGCTACACGGACGGCAAGGAGATGAATCCGACCTTCCACTCGCTGAAGTACCCCGAGTGGACGCAAGACGACAAGGCTTACTACCGGGACATCTCGCACCTGAACCCGATGAAGGCGGAGTTGGCGCGGCTGGTTCAGATGGAGGGCGGGGTCGGTGAGGACCACCGCTGGGCTGACGCGATGCGCGGCAAGGTCAAAACGGAAGAGTACGTTGAAGACACGATGTACTTTTACTACTTCCGAACGGTCAAGGAGGAGAACGAGCAGACCCACCCGCTGGCGATCGGCAGCGTCCGAACGACGAGCTACCCAGGGAACCCGGACAGCCGGCCGTGCCGCCCGTGTCCACGGTGCCGCTCGCCGCTGACCTCGCCGCTGGGTGACGGGATTCGCTGTAAGCAGTGCGGTCTGCAGTTTAACAGGTAACCGAAGATGAGAGGAGACTTAATGTCAGGATCGGTCGAGATCAAGAAGATCGCCGTTTGTGGATTGGGGAAGCTAGGTTCTCCGATCGCCGCGGCGTTTTCTTCGTCCGAGATTCCGGTCGTGGGATTTGACTTAGACTCGAACAAGGTAAATAAGATCAACAGTCGGATCGCGCCTGTAACTGAGCCCGACTTGGACGAGTACCTGAAGCTGTCGACGGTGCGCAACAACCTGCAGGCGACGACACGGGTGGACTACGCCGTCAGCTTGTCGGACGCCTGCTTGTTCGTCACGCCGACCCCGTCGCTGCCGGACGGAAGCTTTGACCATTCGCAGCTGACGAACGCGATCATGTCTTTTGCCCGTGAGGTCGCGAAGCAGAAGCGCCGCAACTACTTTTTCATCATCAACTCGACCGTGACCCCGCGGTTTCTGGACTCGCAGGTGCTGCCGCTCGTCCAACGGTTGTGCAACTCGCTGCACCCCCGAGTGGCTTACAAGCCGGAGTTTATCGCCATCGGAACCGTCTTGCGAGACCTGCACAACCCAGACTTTCTACTGATCGGCGAGGACAGCGACGGGACAGGTGCCGCGGTGGAGGCTCTGTACCGCAACATGGTGTTCCAGAATCCTGAGGTGAAGCACATGGCGTTGATCGAGGCGGAACTCGCAAAGATCTCACTCAACTGTGCCGTTACGATGAAGATCAGCTACGCGAACCAGGTTGGAGCGGTTGCCCGCAAGCTAGGCGCGGATCCTGTTAAAATTCTAGATGCGGTGGGGACTGACCGGCGGATCGGCAAGTTGGCGCTTCGCCCTGGGTTGCCTTTCGGCGGGCCCTGCTTTCCGCGCGACAATCGGATGTTCCGCCACGTGGCGAGCACGGTGGGGGAGGGAACGCCGATCGCCGACGCAGTTGACATCATGAACCGCCGCGTGCTGCGCGAGCTGCTTGAGCGCGTTCCGCTCCACGGCGACGTAGGAATCTTAGGGTTGGCTTACAAGCCAGGGACTTCGCTGACCGACGAGAGCGCGGGTATGTTCTGGCGGCACGCGCTGAAGTGCCGCGGCCGGCGCGTCAAGTGCCACGACCCGCAGGCGGAGCACGACAGCACGGTCGAAGAAGTTCTAGCGTGCGAGACGGTCATCGTCGCTTGCCCGTGGCCGCAGTACCGAGATCTTCGGGTTCCTGATGGAACGGTTGTCTTGGACCCGTCGGACATTGTTCAAACGGTGGAAAGGTATCGACCGAATATGGCGGTCAGCGCATGAGCTTGCAAGGTAAGAGTCTTCAGATTATGACGCCGGCGTACGGAGGAATCTTCAGCATCAACTACGTCACCTCCCTGCTGCAGCTTGTTTTGAACCTGCAGAAGTACAACATTTCTTTCGGGTACTCGTTCATGCACAACGAGTCGCTGATTCCACGGGCGAGAAATAAGATCGTGGACATCTTCCGCAAGAAGTCGAAGTTCACTCACGCGGTGTTCATCGACTCGGACATCGGGTTTGACTTCAACGACATCTTGTCGATGTTGGAGGTCGATCGCGACATCGTCGGCGCAGGCTGCGTCAAGAAAGAAATTCGCTGGGACCGAGTTCAGCAGATTGTCAAGTCCAACGGCAAGCTGTACTCGCCGGACGAGATGTCGAAGATGGCCGGCAGCTTCGTGGTCAATCCCGCGGCGGGAAGCGCCTGGGAGTTCTCGCTGGGCGAGCCGCTCGAAGTTAAGGACTTGGGCACGGGCTTGCTGATGATCAAGCGTCAGACGTTCGACAAGTTTGTCGAAGCTTACCCCGACCGTTGGTACGAGCCGCGGTCCGACCTGTCTTGCTTGCCCGGACCGATCTACGACTTTTTCAGGACGGGGGTCAACGCAGAAACTCGAGAGTACGAGAGCGAGGACTATGGGTTTTGCACCGACTGCCGCGCCATCGGGCTGAAGGTGTGGTTGTGCCCGTGGATCAAGACAACTCACATGGGGTCGTACACGTTTGTTGGAGACATTCCCATGGTTTGTCAGTTGATGCAGGCAGAAGGATCTTAAGAAGAAGGCTTGCGTTCGACAGGGCGCAGCGCTTTCATCTCTTGAGAGTGGTGGGCGGCGAAAGGAACAGTGGACTCCTCGCGCCGCCCACGCTAAGAGAGGAACGATGACAGCGAACTTGATTGATCTAACTTGGCTTTCAGTCGTCAAGGACCGCGCGGGCATCAAGGGACCGGGTCAAGACGCTGAGATCCAGGCAGCCATCACGGGCTTCAGCAAGTGGGTACTGAGCTGGGCGGAAGTTCCGACGCTGAACTCGGTCGCGACGCTGACGGAGATTTACGACGGCAACGGCAACGACCGCTTGTACCTGCGCGGCAGGCCCGTGCTGTCCGTCAGCTCGGTGACTGCCAACGGCACGTTCGCTTACCCAGTTGTAAATCCTGGAGACTTGAGCTCGTCAGGAGTTTTCATCGAGGACGGCAAGCGGTCCATCGCCATTCGCATGGGGACGTTTGCGGCGACCACGTTCTCCGCGCTGGGCAGATCATTTTACCTTGGCGGTCTTAATTTTCCGATCGGCACGGGAAACATCCAAGTCGCTTACAGCTGCGGGTACCCGCCGGTCACGATCTTCGACGAAGTAAACACGATCACCAACCAGACGATCACGCTGCAGGTTCAACCCTGGGTCGCTGACGCGGGCGTCGTGTCCTACCCATCTTTGAGCCCGCTGGTCAAAGTCGCGAACAGTCCGGCCAGCGGGCAGTACGCGGTCACCGTAAACGGTCTGTATGTTTTCAACGTGGCGGACAACGGGCTGCAGGTCGCCGTCAGCTACCAAGTCAACCAAGCTCCCTTCGACTTGGAGACGGCGGTCCGCAACATCGTGGCGATCAACGCGATCCGCAAGTCGACCTTGGACCTGTCCACGCGGGGGACGACGTCGGCGGGGACGAACGCGACCACGGGCTACCGAAACTGGGCGTGGCCGCCGGAGTACCAAAAGGTCTTGGACAACTACCAGAGAAAGAGCTTGACGTGATCCGAATCTCCTTCGGCAACAGCGCGCAGTTTACCGCCGCTCTTAAAGCTCGACGCGAGCGCTTCGAGATTGAGATGTCGCGCGCGCTGGACATCTCGATGCTCGAGCTGCAGAAGAGGATCCAGCAGAAGCTGTCGGGCGAGGTCCTGAAGCAGCGCACCGGAAAGCTGATCGCCTCGGTGAATAAGAACCCCGTGGTCGTGGCGGGAAACAAGATCTCGGCGATGGTCACTTCGAGCGCGGGTCCCGCCTACTACGGCAGGATCCAAGAGCTGGGCAGCCCGTCCTCGTACCCGATCTACCCGAAGAACAAACTAGCGCTCGCGTTCTTTCCGTCAGGCTCGGCGGGCGGCGGCTTCGGCCGGACCGCGCTGACCAAGCTGCGTTTCGCCGCCGGCAGCAAGCGCGGCAGCTTGCGGCCGCAGCAGTACGGAAATTTTTCAGCGGCAGGCGGCATCGTCGTCAAGAGCGTGGTTCACCCGCCGATCCAAGCTCGCCCGTTTATGTCAACGTCGCTTGAAGAGCTTCGCGGTCAAATCATCTCGCGCTTGCGCGAAGCGGCAATCAAGGCGGTAAGCTGATGGCGACCTCCTTCGACGACCTTGACTATCTCGAGAGCGTCTACGCGGCGCTGTTCGCCCACGTGCAGACGGCGGTGTTCGCGGCAGGGATCACGCTGCAGACCTCAACCAGGGACGTGGTCATTCCCGACAACCCGCTAACGCGTTACCCCGACCAGCCGGCGCTGGTTCAATTCAACGGCCCAGCCCACGTGGAGCAGACCAAATTTAACTTGCCGAAGTGGACCATCACCGCGCTCGTGGCAATATACTTTCGAGCTGATGCTGCGGTTATCAAGGACCCGTTGCCGGCCACGATGGCAAATCGTCTTGTGTGGGGGATCAAGAAAATATTTGACACGACCCCTCCGTACGAGAAGCAAACGCTAGGAGGACTCGTCTATCATGCATGGATTGAAGGAGAAGTAGCTATGGAGGTGCAAGACAACCAGGCGGTCATCACCATTCCCATCTGGATGCTCGCGGGTGACGTTGGGTCGACCGCCGCGGGGTAGAAAAAGATTTAACGCTCAACTTCGAACCTGTCGCGAACGTTTGAGCTAAAGGAGAATAACATTGAGTAACATTCAGTTCGGAACTGGAGTGGTTTACGGAAAACCGACAGCGGGAAATTTGCCTTCGTTTCCGAGCCCATTTCGCTTCGGCGTTGTGCAAGAGGTAACCGTCGACTTTAAAGCTGACCTCAAGAAACTCTTCTCGCAGCAACAGTTTCCTGTCGCCACCGCGCGCGGTAAGGTCGATGTAACAATCAAGGGAAAGCTCGCAGTGTTCGATCCGAACCTGCTCAACCAGCTGTACTTCGCGCAGCCCGCGGTCTCCGGCCGGCCGCAGATCGCCGACGGTGAGCTTCACACCGTCAACACGGCGGCGGTCACCGTCACCAACACGCCGATCCTCGAAGACTGGGGCGTGCAGTATAAGGCCACTGGGCAACAGCTGATCAACGCCGGCGGCTTGACCCCCAACGTCGGACAGTACAATGTCAACCTGACCAGCGGCGTGTACACGTTCGCCGCCGGAGACAACACCAACGTGGTCGCGGTGTCCTACACCTACCAGGTCAACTCGGGCACGACCATCACGCTGGCTAGCCAGCTCATGGGCTACGCTCCGGAGCTGACGATGCTGCTGTACAACAACTTCCGCAACAAGTACTTCGCGGTCGAGCTGAACGACGTCACGCTAGGCTCGATCTCAATTCCGACGAAGCTCGAAGACTTCTGGATCTCGGACTTCGACGGCGGCGCGAACGCGGACCAGTCTGGAACGCTGGGCCGGCTGTTGATGGATAACTTCTAAAAAGTCCTCGCTCCCGCAAGGGACCAAGCTGGGGGCCGCGCATCCAGAGGAAAACGCGGATTTTTTCTAAGGAGAAACGTATGGCTGAGAACAACGGCAACGGCAGGATGAAGTTCGACGGAACCCCCGTGTTCATGGGAGGTCAAGATTGGGTCGTCCCGTCGCTGAGCACGGTACAGGCCAAGACGTACTGGCCGAAGATGGTTGAAATGGACGAAGGAGTAACGGTCGAGAATTTTCCGGAGAAGCGCTGGGTGGGGGTTGAGATCATTCACGCCGCGATGTCAAGAAATTATCCGGCGCTGACGATCGACGAAGTCGGTGAAATGGTCGACCTGATGAACTTTCGCCGGTTAATCTTGATCGTGTCGGGACAGCCAAATGCGGTTCCTGCCCCGGGGCCCGTGCCGGTCGCCGCATCTCAAAGCGTCAAGTAGACTGGACCTGGATCTACGGGACAGTCATCGAGCTGACCGGCTGGACGTGGGAGTACCTTGACGGGCTGGATGTTTCAAAGACTTTGGAGCTTCTGACTTACCTTGAGAGCAAGAGCGCGGCACAAGCAGAAGCTCAAACAGAGGCGAGTCCGTACCGCGAAGTTAGCGAAGCAGAAGCTGAGGAAAAGTTTAACTGGGCGGCGAGCAAGAATGAAATTTTTGACAAGTCTCCGTTCTACAACACGGGGGACGGAATATCAGAGAGGATGAGAGCTGATATTCTCTGGGCGGAGCAGATGAAGTTGAAGATGAAAGCGAGCTGAGATGGCGTCGGATACAGTTCTCGAAGCGGGAGTCGTGATTGACCTGTCGCAGGTCGGTCCGAGCCTCGACAACCTCACCAACCAGACGCAAGCGGCGACCGTCAAGATGCGTGAGAGTTTCGAGTCTGCGGCCGCCGCCGACGAGTCGGTCATCCACAAGGTGACGGCTGCTTCGGACGAAGCCTTGAAGGGTTTCGCGAAGCTTCACGGCGGCGGCATCCTCGCCTTCGACGCACTGCGCGCGAAGGTGATCGAGTCGACCGCCGAAGTCGGCCGCCTGCGGAACGAGATCCTGCAAACGGACGATCAGGCGAAGCTCGCGCAGCTGCGAGCCTCCTTGGCCCAGGCCACGGCGGAGATGTCGGCCGCGCGCACCGAGCTGCGAGCGATGCGCTTCGAGGCAGCGGAGGCGACTGAGAAACTAAATTTAATGGGTGAGTCTCTAGGGGTTAGACTCCCTGGAGCTCTGGGGCAGCTGTTGGGACGATTGCCTGCGGTGCAAGCGGCCATGGCAGCTGCCTTCCAGATTACCTTGGTCGCCTTCTTCATCAGCATGATCAAGGAGGGGATCGAGAAGCTTGGCGAGCTGGGCGAAGAGGCTGCGGGCTTCGGCCGCGAGGCGCAGAAGGCGTACCAGGACGTCTTGAACGCCAACCAAAAGGCGATCGTCAGCAGCATCGAGCTGCAGGATAAGATCCGGGAAATTTCAACGGTAGGAACGCAGGGTGTCGTCAAATTTGCTCTCGAGCAGAAGAACAGCGCCGCGGCGATCCGCGACATGGGCGCCGAGCTGGGCCGCGCGAACCGGGCTCTCGCCGACCAGCAAGAGAAGATGCAGCACCTGCGCAACGCAGCTGACTTCTGGCACGACCCGCTGTACGGTCTGACCGGGGCGACCACGGCGTTGAAGGAGGGAGAGGCGGAGCTCGAACGGTACAAGCGCACCGTGGAGGAACTCGAGCCGAAGGTTCGCGAGGCGCTGGCCTTCAAGCGGCCCAAGGAGGAGGCCACCGAGGCGGCGGCGGAGCGCGACCGTCTTATCGCGGACGAGACCGCCTCAATGGCGGCGCGCAAGCGTATCAACGACTCGTACATCAGCTACTACGAGTCGGGAATCCGGCAGCTTGCGGCGTCGCACCAGATCACGCAGGAGGCTGAGGTCGAGGCGGAGATCTCCGCCGTTAACGCGCGGCTCGAGGTGCAGCGCGAGTACACCCGCGAGCGGCTGGCGCTGTTGGCGCAAGAGGCCAAGACGGGAAAGAACGTAACCCCCGAAGTAACGGGGCTGAAGGCTGATCAAGCGGCGCAGGAAGCTGATGCGCAGCGCAAGATCAACGAGATCCGCAACAACGCGGAGATCGAGCGTCTGGCTCATGACAACGTTGTTTCACTGGCTCTCGCTGAGTCAACCCGATCGGGAGCCGAGGCTGAAGCAAACTACGTCAAGCAGAGCGCCCGTGAGGAACTGGATTCGCGCAAGATCGGCATCGACCAGTACGTCGAGATCGTCAAGGCGGCTAACGCAAAGATTATCGAGGAGGATCGTTCGCTGTTGGAAGAGCGGCTGCGCATCGCGAGCAAGAACCCTTACGCGAATCAAGCCGACATCATCTCGATCAATCAACAGGTCGCCAACTTGAAGCAGAAGCAGCTCGCGGACGAAGCGGCGCTTGACGCTGAAGCGGCCAAGAAACGCATCGCCGACGAGAAGCGCGCAGCGGAAGAAACTCTGCGCAACACAATTCAGATCGCGAACATCCAAGAGACTGCGGCGAAGCAATCCGACGAACGCCGACTGCGCGATCACGAGATCACGCTGACCGAGTGGGCCAACCTTGAACGAGCCGCGCTCGACAAGTGGAAGAATGACCAGCTCGCAGCGCTCGAGGCGAACGCTGAAGTTCAAAAGCGGTTGTTCGGCGAGCAGTCCACGGAGTACCGCCGTGTCCTCGACGAGATGAGCCAGCTGCAGCTCAAGTGGGAGAACGACGTCGATCGCATTAACCAGCAGGTTGCTGCTCGCTTCCAACAGACGATGAACGTTATCTCGGGCTCGTTCAGCAATGCCTTCGGGCGTATGCTCACCGAGCACACGAGGTTCGCGAATGTGGCCGCAAACTTCTGGAACGAAATGGTTCGCGGCTGGGCGAACATGGGCTTGCAGATCGTCGCCAATTACGTTCAGACGCTCGCTAAGATTGTTGTCCAGGAAACCCTGACGGCCCTGCGCATCAACGTTATTCACTCTGGATCGGTCACCGCTAAGAAAGCAACCGAATCTTTGTGGGATGAGTTTCTAACCGCGATCGGAGTAAAACGAGTTGCGCAAACCACCACTGAGGAAGTTGCGAAGACGTCAGAAACAACCACGGGGGTCGCTACCCGGCAAGCGGTTGAGACTGCTGGAGCCGCTGAGGCCATCGCCACCACCGTGGCAAAGAATGACGCCATTGTTGTATCTGAAGCCGGAGCAGCTGGAGCCGCAGCCTACGCCTCAGCGATGGCTGCCTTGCCGTTCCCAGCAAACGTTGCTGCCGCTCCGGCGTTCATGGCAGAAGCAATTGCTACCGCGCTGTCCAACCTAGGGTTGGCCTCCGCGGCGGAGGGCGGCGTCCTCGACAAGGACCGCCTCGTGCAGGCCCACGCGAAGGAAATGATCCTGCCTGCGCCGATCTCCACGGGTTTGCAGAACGTGGTCAACGCCGGTGGGTTGAACGCTCCGACCGGTGCCCCGTCGGCGCTCGCCCCGCGGGCCGCGAGCCCGGGCGGACCGACCAACCAGACGGTCAACAACCACCACACCACCCAAAACTTTGAGGTCAACCTTCACCACAGCGGACCTGACGCACGACAAGTTCTTGACAAGGAACTTCTTCCCCGTGTTCGTCAGCTGATGCGTAAGGGAGTGTTGCCCAGTGTCTAACTCGATCTATCCGTTCCAGCTCGACGCGCGCTGCCTAGCGTACACAGTTACGCGTTCGATGGCGTACGACACTGAGATTCAGTCGTCTCCGACTAAGGTTGAGTTTCGTCTCTCGCAACAGTACAACCCGATTTGGAAGTACATCTTGATCTACGAGCTGTTGAAAGACATTCCGAACGACCTGATTCCCGGGTTGGTCGACACTGACCTGCGAACTCTGGTTGGGTTTTACGGGCGGATGAGTGGACAGTTTGACGACTTTCTATTCGACGACCCGGACGACAACTCGGTGGGCCCGGGCCTGCTGCCTGACGGGTCGTCGAATAGAAAGTCG